CTAAGTTTTCGATTTTGGGAAGGACGGCGGCACGCCGATATTTATCTTGCGTAGCCTCAAATAGCGTTGCGTCATCTTAGAGTCGGTGTGACCACCAAGCTTTTGCGCGCTGTTTCCTTGGTCGTCGGTATCGGAAAGGGACTTGGCCCGGAGGTCGTGCAGGCTCGCGTCCTCGACCCCGGCCTTCTTGCAACTGATCGCGAAGGCGTCCTTCACTGAGCTGTAGTGCACCGGCTTGCCGCCGCGCGGGGAGCAGAAGAGGGTAAGCCCTCGGATCTTCCTGGGCAGCGCCTTGACCCTGGCGATCAGATCCTCAAGGTCAGGCGTCATCTGCACCAGCAGCCTGGCGCTGGTCTTCTCCTGCTTGAAGGCGATCCCGTCGGCACTGATGTCCGCCAAGCGGATCGCTAGAACGTCACCAATGCGTTGGCCAGTCAGGTAGCACATCTCGTATATCACCCTCATGTTGTCGCTTGAGTTGGCGCAGATGGCCTGAAACTCGCCATGGGTGATGTACCTGTCGCGCTTATGCTCCAAGTGCCGGCGGACGCCGATGCAAGGGTTCGAGTCGACGATCTGTTTCTCCAGGGCGTAGGTGAACACCGAACGAAGCACTGAGATAACCCGGTTCGACATATTCGGCGTATCGGCCATGTGCATCTTTAGCGCGACGACGTGCCGCTGCAGTACCTCGCGAGGCTCGAAGTCGGCGAAGTTTTCCTTGAGCCGTTCGCACGCCGCCTCGTACTGCTTGAGCGTGTTCGGCTTGAGTGGTGGCTTGGTCCTGGTGCGCATGTGCTCGAGCGCGTCATCGATCAGCTTTGGCATTCCGCCCTGGCTGCCTTTGTCCAGCAACTTGGCGTATTCCGCCAGGGATGCCTGGAAGTCGGTGCCCAGGCGCTTCCACTTGCCCTTGCGGACCAGGTAGTAAGCGCCATGCTTCTGATACATGCACGCCGGCAGATGCCGGTCCTTCTTGCGCGGACGCATCGATCTTCACCTCAACCCAGCCGAAGCTCCGGCCCCTTCCTTGATTGAATACCACCCAGCCGCCCAATGACAACCTGACGCAGCACCTTGGGGTGCCCATCACCGCCCACCGCGAAACCGTACCTCTCCGCGGTCAGCCACTTTATCTGTGCCCCTGGCTTCTTGTAGCCGGTCAGGTCGGCAACTTCCTCTGCTGTCAGAAACATACCTACCTCCGTTCGTGTCGCGACACAATTTCGTTATTCGCGCTTTGTGTCGCGACATTTTCGTCACTCATTGCCGCTCCCCGACTCAGCTACCACGCGCAACTTGAGGTAGATCCCACAGGCCTGGGCCAAACGCATCAGCTCACTGACGGTGGTGCTGGGCTCTTGCATGGCCTGGCCGAAGCGAACAAGGCGAGAGCCGAGCTGGCTGAACTCGTTCTCGAGAGGAATCTGGCTGCCGCCGGGCGATGTAGCTGTCATGTCTGCTCGCTCCCACAGGCAAAGCCTTGCTGGGCTTTGATTTCGGCAACTTCTTGCCTTTGTTCGCTCCCACAGATTACGGACTGTCGCTTGCTCATGGAGGCATCGCGCAGGGCGTCCAGCAACAGCTCTTGGCGTCGATTGAAGTCGAGGTGGTTTCGGATCGCCTGGACAATCACGCTGTTCATGCTTCGGTCTTCGAATGCCGCCAGCGCTTCAACATCGGATCGCATGTCGTCCGGTAGGCGCACCACGAATTTATCGGCGGTGCGGGAGTCGTATCGCTTCATGATTGCTTCTCCGTGCTCTTGGTTGGATGCCATTTGTTGATGACGTAAACGACGATGCAGGCTGTGCAGATGAGCCACAGGACAGAGCCTGCAAACCCAACGAGAACAGTGCCGGTATGGACGCTGCTCATCATTTCCCGGGCCGCGAAGCCAAACCAGGCGACCGTGAGTGCGGCGTAGACGAACACGAAAATCAGCACCTCAAACAGGCGCATTGCCGATAAGCGTTTCTGTTTCATCACTTTCTCCAGGCCGAGCGAATCCCGGCCGCGTTGTTGGCTTTCGCAAAAGTCAGGGGTGGTTAAGCGGTGAGGGCGACCTCGATGCGGCGGACGGCTACTCGGGTTTCAACTCGTCTCTCGCCAGAACCTCGGCGAACGCGAAGCACTGGGTCTTCCGCCATGGATGCGTGCATTGCCAGAATCAAAGCTAGTGCTGCTGCTGGCGAGATCAGTCCGCGCTTGAAGGCTTCAGCAACCAAAGCACCTCGGCGGTTGACCTGAAGTTTGAACATCGCCGCAGCAAGCCTTTTTTTTACGCTATCAGCAGCGATTCCAAGGTCCCGACCAAGCTCTTTGCTGCTTTTCCCCTCTGCAACACCTAGGACGCATTCCAGCTCACGTAATGCCAGGCCGCGACCAAGGTAGCCAGTCCAATTACCGATGGTAAGGGTGGTTGCTACGTTCATGCGGGTAGAGCTCCATGCGAGGTACGATGGAGCTAAGAGTACCAAATGGTAAATTTTGGTCAATGTTTAAAGGTAAATATTTTTGGCAATAAAAAACCCGCCTGCTGCGGGTTTTTGTTTTTTAAGACGATCCTAGGGCTGAGAGCCGCTCCAAACATACGCCACCCTACCTAGGATTTTTAGATGGTGAACCATGTCCGAGGGGACCATGACCTCTTTAAATTTGGGGTTGTCTGAGATGATTCGCACACCGTCAACCTCTGCCTGAACCCGCTTTACAGAGAGCTGACCTCCGATATAGAGCATGTACACGGCATCATATGTGATTGAAGTAGATGCCGTATCCACAATCAACAGGTCTCCATTTTTGATGGATGGGGCCATGGAGTCACCCATTCCCATTGCGAGCCTAAGCAGGGAAACATCATTCAATCCGAGCGTTCGCTGAATCCAACTCTTATCGAGGGTAATCGACGTAACCGCGCTATCAATTTCCTGTGGGGCTTCATCCGACGCCGGTGCAGAAACCTTGAGCAGCGGGATGGCTACCTTGTCGTTGAATATTGCGACTTGGTGGGAAAACATTTGAGGCAGCTTCGAGCTATCAATGCCGGGTGGATTCGTCTGCGGGTCATAAAAGCCAGCTTCTTCCACGTTCGACAGCGGCTGATCCAAGAATCCGGCGGGAAGGCCGCACAAGCTCTCAATCTCCCGCGCAAGGGCTTCGCCGATATTGCGGGAGTGCTCAGGCTTGTCCGAAAAAATCCGGGCGACATACGACGGTGACCTGCCGATCGCATCAGCCAGCGCAGACTGTTTTGAACGGAATCGGGTCAGTAACAGCTTTCGCAGCCTGAATCGTCGTATATCTTTGATATCCATGACCAAACTTTACCTTTTATTTCCCATAAGGGAAATTACCTTGTAATGGTACATTTCTTGGGTAAGCTAGGCATCAAATGCACCATTAGGTAAATAACGATGAACCTGGCAAATTATGTAGAGCAACTGCCACGAGGCGGCAAGAAGCTCTTCGCGATCCAGCTTGGCGTCACCGCGTCCTATCTTTCTCGGCTGATTTCAGGTGACCGGGCAATCACCGCTGAAAGAGCAATTCAAATCGAAGATGCAACGGGTGGCGTGATCAGTCGCGTGGATCTTCGCCCTGATATCCAGTGGGGGAAACCTAAGCGCCCGAAGATGGCCAGCCCACGCCATGCAGCAATCTTGAATCAAACGATACGTCAATCCACCTCTGTAGGTCAGTCCTCTGACGGTGCTGTTAATTCATCCAGTATCCAGCAGGCCACCCAATGACTCCCGTATTGAGCGGCATTCCACTCGAAGAATTCATTGAGCGCAACGGTAGGAAGCAGGCGGCTAGAGAACTGGATTGCACCGGACCTGCTTTGTCGAAAGCGATCGCAGCAGGTAGGACCATTTTTGTGGAGCTAGCGGCAGACGGCACGGCATCGGCAAAAGAAATCAGCAAATTCCCAGGACGCTAACGAGTTGTGTTCGTTCGATGTGCAGGCCTGGTTGTGGTTTTGAGGGATACCTAAAGTATCCTATGCGAACTGGATAAAACCCCAGTAGAAGGACATCAAGAATGAAACACGCAGGCGCACCAATTCAAAAAACCACAGGACCGCCCTGACCGCGCGCCTGCTTCAAATTCTGACTTTCTGAATCCCAGAAAGCAGAAAACCCGCCTGCAAGCGGGTTCTCAATCGGCACTTGTTGACGCAAGCGCTTAGGTACTTCTTCGTCTCGAGGACGATTTCATGCACCCAAAAAATAGCACCAACCCACTTGCATCGCAAGCATTGCTGACAGCCTTGACCGGCTTTTGTAATACGCCAATTGACAATCGCGGCATTCAGTTGCTCAACGTTGCGGCCGGTCTCAATGCAGAGGATGCAATCCAAACCGCAAAAGTCCTGTCGTCTGGGCTTGGACAGATCTGCCGTCATATGCACGACAGCCTGAACATGGGCGAGATTACTTATTGCGACGGCATGGCAGCGCTGGGTTTCCTGGCTGAAACCGTCAGTGCGCTGGTCTGGTCGGTTCAGAAGGGCGCGGACGCTTCGCTGGAAGTGGGAGGTGAGCAATGAACGGCCCCCGCTGGAACGATTTGCTCGTCGACGTGGAACGTGAGTTTCCCTCCCAGTCCACAAAAGGTGCGCACCTGACCCATGCCCAGGTCGAGCGCCTGAAGGCGGTAGAAAACGCCAACGAGAATTTCCAGATATCTACGTTGACTGGCGTCGCGGCCATCGGCGAACTCATCGCTCATGCTGCCAACCACAACGAGCTCCACGACGAACTCGCGATGAGTGCTGGCTGGCTCATCAACTCCCTTGCTTTGCTGTCCATGTCGATGGCTGACGCCGGGGCGGCCGCCGCATACAAGCTGCAGAACATCCCCCACCAGGGAGCTGCCAAATGAACGGGCCATTACCAACCATGCAAGAGGCTGCTCAAGAAGCGGAGTTTCAGCTGCTTGCAGCCAAAGATGTGCTCGAGTGGCAGCACGCCTTGATCAAGGCTATCCACCTTGATCACCTGCACGACGGCGGAAAAGGGATTGGCGCCTTGTTTGAGGTGGCGAAGTACTTCAACGACACTGGCTTCGGCGGGGTTTATAGCGCTATCGACCAGTTCAAGGAGCTCGGCGAATCCACGCCGCAAAATGCAGGGATGTCAGATCGTGGCGCTCACGGAATAGGCACCAGCGTTTCGCTAGCTGAGTTTGCGGAACGTCGGCAAACTGCTGCCGCTGATCAGCTAGGCATCACTCAACAAGCGCTGAATACCGCCCTTAAGTTAAAGAGGCAGATTCAGGTTCTGGAAATGCCGGACGGAAGCGTTACGGCTATCGAGACAAAGGCTTTCCCTGCGCCAAATCGGAGGGGTCGCCAATGAACATTGCCCCGTTCAATTTCAAGGGCACCAACGTGCGGGTCATAACCGAAGACGACGGCACGCCGTGGTTCGTCGGCAAAGACGTGTGTGACTTGCTTGGTTATGCAAATCAGAGCGATGCCATGGGGCGCCATTGCCGTGGGGTCGTGAAACGCTACCCCATCCTCGACAGCCTTGGGCGCACCCAGGAGGCTCGCGTGCTTTCTGAGGGTGACACTCTTCGCCTGATAGTCAACAGCGCCATGCCAGCCGCGCAGGAGTTCGAGGCTTGGGTGTTCGACGACGTGCTGCCAACGATCCGCAAGACCGGCAGCTACCAGCGCCCTATGACGCCTGGCGAGCAGTTGCTGGCCCAGGCTCAAGCGGTAATCAACGTCGAACGTCAGCAGGCCGAGCAGCAGGTGGCGCTGGAGCGGATCGAAACCCGGGTGGCTAACGTTGAGCAGGTACGCTACCTGGACTCGAGACCAGCCGGCTTCGAATCCATGACCTCAATCCGTGAGCGCATCAACCTACGTTTGGGGCTTCCCCAATGGGTCATCAATGCTGTCATGCGCGACATCCCGGGCGCGCCCTTGCCATTCGCCATGGTGCGCAGCAAGCACGCCGATGACGGCGCCCAGCCATACGCGATCTGGCCCAAGGCGGACATCACCCGCCGCTTTGATCGGTTCGCCGCCGAGTGCACCTTCGTCACGCCCGAGCGCGCGACCCATCCCGATATTCAGCAAGGCCGCTTCAAGCTGTGCCAGAGGAATCCCGCATGAAAAACGTACTGAATTTCCCCCAGCCGGCGCAGATCGTGGAGCACATCGATGAGGCCAACTTCGAGAAATATCCAGATGCTGCCCTGCTGCTGAAGTGCTTCGAGGTCGTCAAGGACGCCTTGGACGTGATCGATGAGCCTGAGTACTCAATCGAGAAAGAGGATGACACGCACATTGACCTGTATCGCGCCTACTACGCACTCAAGGTGCTGTTCAGGCGCAAGACCGGTCACGATGCGAGGCAAGTTGCCGAGGATCACCAGGAGGCAATGACCCGCCACCTGCTGGGGGGCGAGCCGCGCCCCGAGTGCAAGATTCCGGTCCTCATGTACCCGGCCGAGTGTCTGCCGGACGAGGCATTCCACGGCTTGACCGACCAGCAATTGGCTTGCGCGGCGTTCAACTACAGCGACCGCGTTCGACTCCTGGTCATGGATCACTCTCCGACGGGGCTGGCGCTCGACGAAGCGCGGACTTTTTCCATTGATGCGACTACTGCGCTCCGCCTGCTGGTGCTGCGCCTGTCTGGTGGCTCGGTGGAAGCCATGGGCGCCGGGTTGTGCCGCAAGCCAGGGGAGACGCTGCAATGACCAGTCCTTTCGAATCAGCAGTCGAGCTTCCGGTAGTTACGTTCAACACCTCCGAAGTGATCGCCGGCCCCTGGCCTAGCTATTCCAACTGCCGTCATCTGCCTGAGCGCGATCGGTGGGAGATCTACAGCATGGCGAAGGCTTCCCGAGCTGCGCTGGAGGACCGTGGCGTTGCCATGGCCGAGGCCTATGACGACTTCGTTCGCCGGGTAACGCGGGAGCTGGACATATGAGTGTTCAAGCTATGTCCTGGGCGCTTACCCAGCAGGTTGTCACTGACTCGCACACACGGCATGTGCTGTTGTGCCTGGCCAACTATGCCGACCAGTCCGGTCGTGCTGCATTCCCTGCCGTTTCCAGCCTTGCGCTTGATACCGGCCTGGCACCCCGCACCGTTCAATATCGGCTCCGTGAGTTGGAGTCGATTGGGTTGATAAAGCGCGGAAATCAGGCGGTTGCCGCCGCCTATATCACGCAACGGGATCGTGTTCCGGTCTGCTACGACCTCGACCTTTCACGGGGTGCACAGGATGCACCCCGCTCCGAACGGGGTGCACCTGAAGACGCAACGGGGTGCACGCCAGAACAGAACGGGGTGCACGCCACGACCGAACGGGGTGCACCGGGTGCACCCAATCCATCCCTTAACCACCCATTAACCATCCTTAACCAAAAAGAAGGCGCCAAGGCACCTCAGAAGGTCGGAAAGGGGAAGGCTCAAAAGTTCGATCCCCTCACAGCCAAACCAGCCAACGCATCCGTCAATGCTTGGGCAGACTTCTGTGAAATGCGAAAGGCAAAGCGGGCACCGTTGACCCTGAGAGCCTGTGAGCTGATCGCCAAGAAGCTGGCCAACCATCCAGACCCCGACGCCGTCCTGGATAAGTCCACCACCAGCAGCTGGTCGGACATTTATCCCGACTCGGTGCTGCCGGGTGCTGGCGCCAAGAACGGTAAAGCGCAGGCCTACACGAACCTGCCCGAACACACCGACGACATGTACCAAGGAGGCGGCAATGGCCCAGCGTTCTAATTTCCGTCGCCAACCTGACCAGCGCACCTTCACCGGTGAGTGCCCCGTCCACGGCGAGGTTGATCGTTCGGAGGTTGAGCAGTTCGACGGCTCGATGGCTGTACGCCCTTGCAAGCAATGCCAGTACCACGGCCTGCGCGTTGCGCCTCAGGGCAGCGACGAGCATTCACAGGCGCTGGCGAACCTACGGGCCGAAAGCGTCAACAGCGCGCTTGTGGGCTCTGGCATCACGCCTCGGTTTGCCGAGAGCACTCTCACCACCTACCGTGCCACCACGCCGGCTATGGACCAGGCACTGGAAACATGCCAGGGCTACGCCGACAACTTCGGGGAGCACTTCCAGGCCGGTCGAAACCTGCTGCTATGTGGCAACGTCGGCAACGGCAAGACTCACTTGGCCAGCGGCATCGTCCAGCACGTCATTCGCCAACACCTGGCCGTGGCGGTGATCACTACCGCCGCCGAGATCATCCGCGTGTTCAAGCGATCAATGGTCAGGGACGCCGGGTACACCGAGGGCGACGTGATCAATGAACTGGCGAGTTTCGACTTGTTGGTGATCGACGAGGTCGGCGCCCAGGCAGGCACCCAGTACGAACTGGGCGTCCTGCATGAGGTGTTTGATCGCCGGTATAACCTGGTGCGTCCGACGGTGGTGGTCTCCAACCTCCCTGCCAGATCGAAGCAGGACGCAGCGGGGAACGCCACACCAAGTCTTGAGCAATACATCGGCGCCCGTGCCCTGGATCGGCTGCGGGAAAACGGTGCTCTCCTGGTCGGCTTCACCTGGGCCTCGGCAAGGGGGCGCGCATGAACGACTATCGCGAGCTTTACAGCGACGAGGCAGAACACGCTCTTCTCGGTGCCCTGATGTTGGATGGCGATCTGTTCGATCCGATCACCGCCAGCGTCACGGTTGCTGACTTCCATGATCCGGAAAACGCAGCGCTGTTCCAGGTGATGGTAGATCTGCACGCGACTGGGGCGCCTGTGGACCCGGTCACGCTTCACGATTACAAGCCATATCTACCCAGTGGCGGGTCAACCATTGCCTATGCGGGTGAGTTGGCGAAGAACACGCCAAGCACAGCGAACTGGCGTGCATACGCGAGAACCGTGGCTGAGCGGGCGGTGCTGCGCCGGCTGGTTGAGGCCGCTGATGCTGTGCGCGAATCGGCCAGCGAAAACAAGCCGGTGGCAGAGATCATTGCCAGTGCCCAGCAAGCCATGGCTGACCTACGCGATCTCGACACCGGCGAGCCGGATTACAAGCGCATGGATGAGGTGGTGGCCAGAAACGTCGACATCATCGACTCCAAGTTCAACAAAACGCTTAAGACTGGACTTTCTACAGGCCTGGCAGACCTGGACAAGCTGATTCGCGGGTTGCGCAAGAAGACCGTGACCATCGTTGCAGGCCTCCCGGGCAGCGGCAAAACGACGCTTGGCCTGCAGATCGCCCAACACATCGCCTGCACCGGCCTCGGCGTCGGCATGGTGTTCTCTCTGGAGATGCCCGAGGAGGAGCTTGGCAACCGCGCACTGGCGTCCCTTGGAAGTGTCGACCTGCAGGTGCTGGACAATGGGCAGTTGCAGGACGATGACTGGCCGCGCCTGACTTCGGCAGTCCAAAAAATCTTGGATAAACCGCTCTACGTCTGTGACAAGTCGGGCCTGACGGTGCCGCGCATTCGCAGCATCTGCCGCCAGGTCAAGAGCAAGCACGGGCTTGACGTGGTGGTGATCGACTACATCGGGCTGATCGGGTCGGACGGGAAGGCATTCAACCGCACCGCCGAGCTGGGGAAGATTTCCACTGGCATCGTGAACATTGCCAAGGAGCTTGATGTGCCGGTGATTCTGCTGGCGCAACTGAACCGAGACTCGACAAAACGTCCAGGCAAAAAGCCCATCGCCTCCGACTTGCGGGATTCCGGGCAGATCGAGGCTGACGCTCACTGCATCATTTTGGTTCACCGCGACATGGACAGCGAGGAGGGGCAGAACGGTGCAACTGAGCTGCTTATGCCTAAGTGCAGGCACGCGCCGGTTGGCTCGTGCATGGTCCAGCAGCAAGGAAAGTTCGCCCGCTTCGTCAATTTCGCCGGTCGCGAGCCGAGCAACGAGGAGGTGGAAATGAACCGCCCCCTTGCCGACCGATTCAAGGGGAGGAAAACCCATGAGAAGTTTTAATCTGCTGGCCCGGCTGCTGGGGCGTAGCGCCGCCCCCGCGCCTTTCGTTGCTGGGGAAGCCCTGGCCGCCTTGCAAGGTTCCCTTGATGCCGGCAAGTCCAGCGTTTTGCCAAAAGGAGCCGTCCTTGTTCCGGCGTCCAAGCACCCCGAGGCTGAGCGCATCGCCGAGTCGATTCGAGAGTATCCGGATGATTGGAAGTGGGCGCGGAAGGGGTACGACATCCAGCACGTTCCCAGCGGTTTCCGGCTCTGGGTGGCGAACGATGACTACGGCCTTGCCGAAGTGCACGACAACAACGGCAAGACGGACTTCTCAAAGCCAGAGCAGGCGATTATCTGGCCGGCAGTGGCCGATTGGCTTGGGCACCGCAAGGTTGGTTTCACCGGGCGACTGCCGAAGGCACGGATCACCGGCCGCAGCGGCACCTTCTGGTGCTACGCCAAGGAGCATCCATGGGCCGGGGTAGGCGAATCGCCTGAGGAGGCGTATCGCGCCTGGCGTCATGCCATTTCATCCCAAGCCCGCAGCGACATGAAACCAAACGAATATCTGCAAGTTCGGAGTGCCACCCTATGAGTAACGTCAGAGCGGCGCTGCCGCGCAAAAGCCTGCTGGAACACGAACGCAAATTCTTGAAGATCGCCGGTGCGGCCCTGGCCCAGGAAAAGATCGGCGGCCCGGCGGCATTGTCGGATTTGTTGGACATGGTCGCCAGTTGGCACTCGCTCCGGACTGATATCGAGTTCGGGGATTACTGCAAGCGCTGGGTGCAGGAGAACAACAGCAAGAACCCAGCGGCCGACAAGCTGCTGCGCAACCTGCTGGGGCTGGATGACAACCCGCCGCCGCGTCGCATCCGGAGGGCTGCCTGATGACCGTCTACCGCGATGCTGCGCATTGCATCAGCCGAGTGATGTCTATCGAGATCCACGACGGCACCAAGAAGGCGTCCTGGCAGCGCCATTACAAGGCGAGCTTCGATGATGAGCTTCCCGGGCAATCGCTGAGCGATGACTTGTCCCCGGAGGAAAGGCTGACCCAGGACTCGATGACCCGGGCAACCCTCAAGCGGGCGCTGCCAGAGATTCAGTGGCAGGCCCTGGTGGGCAAGTACTCGATCAATCAGAACGAGGTGAGGGCGGCGGCTGCCTACCTCACGCCGAGGGTGGTCAGTCCGGCGCACCAGTTGTTCAAGACCAAGTGCGTGATGGCATGGATGGTTCCTGAGCGGCGCAATGGGCTTCCCGCCTCGTTCTACGTGCTGCACAGCTGGGATGCTGACGGCACGCCCGACAGGACCTTGCGGCGCTGGCGGTCGATCACCAAGCGGTGGCTGGATGACCAGGTTGCCGCTGCCCACCTGACGGTTGAGGCGCTGCTGGAGGAGTGTGGTCTGCTGCACCAGCAAGCCGCTTGACAGTGGCCGAGTGACCGCGTAGATTTCGAACCTGCGGTTTGGTGCATCACAGGATGACAACCAAGCAAAGAAAAACCCGGCCATTGAGTCGGGCTTTTTCGTTGCGCAATTAAAACTCTCGGAGTATAGGTGGCGCTCGACATAAAAGGCTGGGAGCCATGAAGATGAGTGAGAATGCCGAGGGTTTAGAGGCTGTTGAAGAGTTAAGAGAAGACCTGAGCGACCTTGTGATTCTAAAAGGATCCTGGGAGGGGCGTGGTATAGATGACACGCTTCAAAGTATTGTGCACATTGCTAATGATTTCGGCATCGAAGCATCCATCAGCCTCACAATTGGCGGAAGTTTAGTTACCGGTATTCTGATTTCAGTAAACACCTATTTTGATCAGGTAATCGCTGGGTTTGCTGGCGCAGCTGAAGGCGGAGTTAACTCTGGTGTCGATACCATGACCCAGTTGTTGACCGCCAGACGGCCCCCAGGAGGCAGTTCAGTGCCCTCGCAATATCTGCATTTAAAGGACGCAAAGGTTTACAACGGTGGGAACGTCCCAATCCCAGGAGACGGCACGCTTTGGCGAGGAAAAATCTCATCGGTAGATGGCTTTTTCTTCGGCATCGTGAGATCGATCAGTAGGTAGACGCTCAGCAGGGCGGCTGAATAAAAAACTGAAAAAAAACTTCAATAGCCTCAGTTGATACTGGGGCTTTTTTGTTTCCGGGAATTAGCCAAGGCCAACTCAGGCCATTTTCATTTTGGAGTAGCGATGGATCCTACCGACCTCGGCCCAGGCACAGCCACCTGGCTTGGCGGTAGTGCCACTGTCGTGCTGGGCGGTCTGCTTTGGTTGCGCAAGTTTCTTTCTAAGGACGCTGCCGACCGGGCAATGGATAACGCCGACATCGGCACCGTCCGCCGTTTGAATGAGCTGCTCGACTCCGAGCGCACCGCCCGAAAGGAAGCCGAAGCCCGCGCCGATCAATTTGCGAAGGAGCGAAACGACCTGGCCGCCGCTGTGGGCCGCATGGAAGGGAAGATCGAAGCGCTGACCAGTCAGGTTGCCCAGCTTACAGAACGGGTGACTCTGCAGAGCGATGAAATCAACCGCCTGCGCACCAAGCTTGGAGGAGTCGTGTGATGGAGAGATGCGCGATGGAATTTATCGCTCGCCGCTGGTGGCGCCGGGCCGAGGTCTGGGCGATTGCGATTGTCCTGGTTGGTGGTGGGGCGGTGCTCGGGTATCAAGCCTGCTACTGGTCGCTCGCTGAGAGCCAGTCCAAGCAGGTCGAAGACATCCGCAGCGCCTATGCCACTGCAATGGTAGAGCGAGACAAGCGTCTGGATGAGCTGACCCGCAAGACCAGCACGGCAGCCGAAAAGGCCACCAAGGCAGCAACAACCGCCACTCAGGCAGCGGACAAGGCTATCGAAGCCGTGGACCGGGTAAGTCAGTAATCCGCGACACGTTTCACGCAGCAGCAAATTGTGTCGCGGGCAAACGTTTTAATGTGGAGACTTAACGGGGAACCACAACCATTCTTCTTTCTCGACCGGATAGCTGAAGGAGCGGGTTATTTCGAATGTAAGGTCTTCCCCTGTTTGCTCATCCGAAACATCGACGCTGTATGCGGCATTCCATCCAGGGAAGGCCGTGGTCTTCACTGCGAGCCAGCCGTGCCGCGTTATCAGGGTGCCAGGGTCATTCACCCCCTGGGAGAAAGTTCTCTCTCCAGGATTGTGGTTGTACTCAGCCCCATAGATCACCTCTGGGTCTCCCACAGTTGTATGAATGGTAATAGTCGCCTTTGGATTGGACATGGTTCGCTCCTTGCTGTTATCGAGGCTTAACCAATACCGGCAACCCGCCACTATTTCAAGTACTGCCCAAGCGAGGCGTAAAAATCCAATGAGCGCAGTGAGCGCCGAGTACTACCAGATCAAAGGCATGGTCAGTGAGATGCCAGTGGACGAGCAGGCAGAAGTTGCCCGGGTTGAAGCCCTGGTGGTGGAACTGGCCAGGTCGTCCAAAGCTGCCGCGCTCGGTGTGATCCTGGCCTCGATCAAGCTGTCGCTGGAGGAGTGATGGCCCGCATCCAGACCTTGGGCAACAGAGTCACCACCCAGGGCAGCAGACTCGCGACTGCCGCGCCTGGCTCATGGCGTACAGGCAAGACCACATCAAGTCAGCGTGGTTACAACTACGAATGGCAGAAGGCCCGACTGGTCCACCTCAACGACAACCCGCTCTGCGTGTACTGCCAGCGAGAGGGAAGGGTCACTGCAGCATCTGTTGTCGACCACCGCGTTCCGCATCGCGGCGACATGGATATCTTCTGGGACAAAAGCCAGTGGGTCTCGCTCTGCACTCACTGCCACTCGTCCGTCAAGCAACAAGAAGAACAGCGCAACCATCGTCCTTAGAGGAACCCCATGCTCACTCAACCCAACCAGCCGGCGATCTGCCGAGTGCCTGGCTGCGCAAGCGTGGCCAACCGTAAGGGCGCCCAGATGTGCGAGAAGCACTACATGCGCCACCGCCGCAACGGAACAACCAATAAGCTGGACGTGGTCAAGCCAGGTGCCCTGACTCATAGCCATGGGTACAAACTGATACACGCCCCCAATCATGCACTCCGACGCACCAGCAACCGAGTCTATGAGCACCGAGCGGTCTACCACGCGCACCACGGCGCTGGCCCTTTCGCATGCCACTGGTGCTCGGCTGTCGTGTGCTGGGATGACATGCACGTCGATCACCTCAACGACCAGAAGGACGACAACAGTCCAACAAACCTGGTCGCAAGCTGTGCCGCATGCAATCAGAAGCGCGGCTTTCGCAAGATGACGAAGACGCATCAGCAGATGTCGAGCAGGCGCTACACAGCCCACGGCAAGACGATGTGCCTGAATGAGTGGAGCCGACACCTCAACCTGTCACGCAATGCCATTGAGTACAGGCTTGATGCGGGATGGAAACTTGACGATGTCTTCTCGCCAAGGAAGGGACGGTCAGGTCCACCGAGCCGCAAGGTCGATCCAGCGACAGTGGCGCCGTGGCTGAGGAATGACGCCTGAGTCGATCTGTAGCACGTCACACGCCCATTGCAGCACGCCAACTCCCCGCGCCGAGACCCCGGGGGCGGTCAAAATGTGGGGAGGCATTTTGTTCCAGACCACTCCCCCTCTCACGCGCAGATTTTTTCCCCTTTTGAGGTTTTTTGTTAATGGCGTTAACACCCAAACAGCGCGCCTTTGTCGTTGCCGTGCAGGGTGGCGCGTCGAACAAAGACGCAGCGATAGCCGCTGGTTACGCTGCTTCCAGCGCATCGGTAGCCGGTTCCAGGCTGGCAAAACACCCAAATGTTGTGGCGGCTCTTGCCCAAGCAGGCGTTAACAAAGTTGTTAAAGCTCCGGTGCAGAAGGCTGCGGCGACTGGAGAGCCGGACGAGCAGCCTGCGGACCCGGTCGAGGCTGGCTTTGATTTGGCCCAGGCGCTTCGACATTCCGACCCGAAGGACTTTCTTCTTGCGGTCATGAATGACTTAGGTAGCGAGGCGAAGCTGAGAGTGGATGCCGCAAAGGCGTTGATGCCTTTCATTCATTCTCGCAAGGGCGAGGGCGGCAAGAAGGATGCCGCCAAGGAAGCAGCCGATAAGGCGGCGGCCGGCCGCTTCGGTGTCCGTCAGCCGCCCAAACTCACAGCAGTCAAAGGCGGTAAATAATGGAATGGACTACTGCCTGCCCCGATTGGGAGCGCCGGATCGTCGCGCGTGAGTCACTGATCCCCCAGGGGCCCCTGTTTGTGGATCAGGCCGCCGAGGCTCTCGAGGTGTTCGGCTCGCTTCGGATGGTCGATGCCGCGGGCAGCCCGCTGATGTGCGAAACCGTTCGGGCCTGGGTTAACGACTTTGTGGCGGCTATCTTTGGTGCCTACGACCCAGACGAGGGGCGTCGATTGATCAGCGAGTTCATGCTGCTGATCAGCAAAAAAAACGGCAAGTCGACTATCGCGGCCGGGATCATGCTGACCGCGCTGATCCTCAATTGGAGGGTGTCGGGCGAATTCATAATTCTGGCCCCAACCAAGGAAATTGCCGACAACTCCTACCTGCCAATCAGGGACATGATCGGTGCAGACCCTGAGCTTTCTGCGCTGATTCAGGTACAGAACCACACCCGTACGGTGACCCACCGCCAGACCGGCGCCACTCTGAAGGTCGTGGCGGCTGACAATGACACCGTGTCAGGCAAAAAGGCCATCGGGATTTTCATTGATGAACTTTGGGTGTTCGGCAAGCGTAATGGTGCCGAAGCCATGCTCAGAGAGGCGACCGGCGGCCTGGCCTCTCGGCCTGAAGGCTTCGTGATTTATGCCACCACTCAGTCGGACGACCCGCCCGCGGGCATCTTCCGGCAGAAGCTGCTCTATGCCCGGAAAGTCCGCGACGGTGAGATAGAAGATCGGTCATTTCTGCCGGTGCTGTACGAGTTTCCTAAGGCGATGCTAGACGCTGGCGCGCACCGCGACTTCGCGAATGCTTATGTCACCAACCCGAACTTGGGGCTTTCGGTTGATGAGCCGTTCCTCGAGCGCGGCTACGCGCAGGCACAGCTGGACGGCGAGGAGTCATTCCGCGGCTTCCTTGCGAAACACCTAAACGTCGAGATCGGGCTGTCGCTCAAGTCTGATCGCTGGGCAGGTGCCGAGTTTTGGGAAGCCCAGGCCCTATCAGACGGGCTGACTTTCGAACAACTGCTCGATCGCTGCGAGGTTGTTGATGTCGGTGTAGACGGCGGCGGCTTGGACGACTTGCTGGGATTTGCTGTCGCTGGCCGCGACAAGCTCACACGGCAGTGGCTCTTGTGGACGCACGCCTGGGCTCATCCTTCAGTGTTGGAGCGCCGCAAAAGCGAGGCGCCGCGTTTTCGGGATTTTGCCGGCAATGGCGATTTGACCTTGGTAGAGACCATCGGCGACGACGTGCAGGAGGTCGCCGAGCTGGTGGCCAGAGTCGAAGCGGCCGGCCTGCTGGATAAGGTTGGGCTCGACCCTTCAGGGATCGGCGCCATTCTCGACGCCCTGGCCGAGGCCGGGATCCCCGAGGAGAAGATTATCGGCATCAGCCAGGGCTGGAAACTGAACGGAGCAATCAAGACCACCGAGCGGAAGCTTGCCGAAGGTGGTCTGGTTCATGGCGGCCAGCCGATGATGGCATGGTGCTGCGGCAATGCCCGGGTTGTGCCGGCCGGTAACGCGATCCTGATCACCAAGCAGGCGTCCGGCTTGGCGAAGATCGACCCATTGATGGCTGCCTTCAACGCGATCTCGCTGCTCTCGCTAAACCCCCAGGCCCAGAGCGGCCTCGACAATTACTTGGCTGATGGGTTTTTCGGACTCATTGGCTCGAACTCATAGGCTGAATATGGCATCTCGTTGGTATAACCCGCTGTCATGGCGCATGTTCGGCTACACCGATCCGGCCACCGGCAACTATGTTGAGGTTGACATGGTTGCCGGCGGCAAGCGTACGAAGTCCGGTGTGAAAATTACTGCGCAGACGGCGATAACAATCCCGATCGTCTGGGCGTGCGTGAAGATCCTGAGCGAGTCGGCTGCAGGTTTGCCGCTCAAGATATTCGAAGACACCGCTGCGGGCCGCATCTTGGCTGACCCCAAGTCACGTCAGGCCAGGATTCTGAGAAAGCCAAACCCGTACATGACCAAGCTCAACTTCCTAAAGTGTGCCGTGGTGAACATGGCGCTGCGAGGGAATGCGTACAGCATCATTGAGCGCGCCGATAACGGGGACTGGATCGGCTTCATCCCAGTGAGCGCTGACAACGTTCAAGTCGACACCACTGATGATTTGATCTACTGGGTCACGGTAGGAGGAAAGCGCTTCCCTGTATCGCCGGAGAACATGCTGCACTTCAAACTGTTCAGCATGGACGGCATTAACGGGCTGTCGCCTGTTGAGTATCAAGCGGAAACGATGGGGCTCGCCAAGACCGCACAAAACTGGTCGGCGATGTTCATGCGCAAGGGCGGCTTTACCGGCGGCTACGTCATCTACGACCAGTTCCTGACGAAGGTTCAGCAAGCGCAGATCATGGAGAAGTTCCCTGATGTGCGGAAAGGCGACATCAACGACATCGGCTCGATGGGGATCTTGCAAGGTGGTCCGAAGATCGTACCCGCAGGGCTGAGTCAGAAGGACAGCCAGTTCATAGAGTCCCAGCAATTCCAGGAAGAGGCCATTGCCGGTTGTTACGGCGTGCCCCTGTACCTGGCCAACCGCGCTGGCAAGACCTCGATCATGGGATCGAACCTGGAGCAGCAAACCAGCGGCTACGTAACGTTCGGCCTTAAACCCTACCTCGACGCGATCGAGGACGAAATCAACGACAAGCTTTTCCGGGACAAACCCCAGTTCGTGGAGTTCGTCGTGGAGGGGCTGCTGCGCGCCGACAGCGCCGGCCGGGCGGCTTACTACCAGGCGGCGCTCGGAGGCTCGGGCGGTTCTGGTTGGTTGACGATCAACGAGGTCCGCGAGAAGGAAAACGAAACCCGGATGCCGGGCGAAGAATACGACCGGGTCACCCGGTGGGAGATGCAGACCAATGTCAAAGCTTGAAGTCCCGTTTGAACTCAAATCGGTGGACGAGGCCGGTAACTTCGAAGGCTACGCCGCCGTGTTCAACAACGTCGACCTAGGCGACGACGTAATTCTGCCTGGCGCGTTCACCCGAGTGAAGGCAACCCGGGGTGGCAAATTGAAGCTCGCCCTATACCACGACCTCACCCGGTTGGTTGGTTCTGCTGATTACACCCAAGACGACCACGGGCTGTTCTTGAAGGGGCGTGTGAATTTAGCGGTGAGCTATGCCCGCGACGCATACGAATTAATGAAGGCCGAGATCCTCGACAGCATGTCGATCGGTTTCAACACCATCAAGGCCGACTTCGAGGAGCGCGCCGGCCGGCGGGTCCGGATCATCAAGGAGGCTGAGCTGTGGGAAGCGTCGTTTGTGCCTTTCGGCATGAACCCCGAGGCTCAGATCCTGACAGTTAAATCCGATATACGACTTTTCGAGAACGCCCTGCGCGAGCGCATGGGGCTTTCTCAGAAAGAGGCGGCAGCAGTCGCCTCACTCGGCTATCCCGCGCTACGCCGTGACGGCGGCAGCGAGGCCACGGCGATCGTGGAAGGGCTGAAATCACTCTCCACCACTTTTGACAATTTTTTTAAGGTGTCGCCATGACCGATCCAATCCAAGAAGTAAAATCCACGCTCGAAACCCAGCTGAAGGAAGGTTTCGCTGGTTTGCAGAAAAAGTACGACGCTGTCGCCGATGAGCTGCAGAAGGGCAACACCGTCACCAGCGAGATGAAAACGCAGATCGAAAACCAGAAAGGCGAGATCGAGCGCGTCATTGAGCAGGTCCAGAAGCTGGAAGAAAAGGGCATCAAGCTGCGCAGCCAGCCGGGCGAGGCCAAGAGCTTTATCGACCTGGTCAAAAACGACGATGCCTACAAATCGCTGCAGGCGAAAAGCGTTTCCCTGGCCGATATCGAAGTGACCAAGTCCGACATGGCCAGCATGAAGGAAATGAAGGTCACCAGCGCCGGTATCGTTGCGCCGAACTATGACCCGGTCATCCAGCCAGGTATCCGCCAAGAGCTGCGGATCCGCGACCTGCTCACTACCGTTCCGGTAACGGGCCAACAGTACACTTTTTTCAAAGAGAACCTGCACACCCGCGGCGCGGCTCCAGTGGCGGAAGGTGGCTTGAAGCCGACCAGCAACGTAACCTTCACGACCCAAACCGATCGGGTCAAGAAGATCGCCGTCTGGATGCCCGTGACTGACGAGGCGCTGGACGACGTACCACAACTGATGGCCTACCTGCAGGAGCTCCTGCGCTACGACCTCAAGCTCGAGGAAGAGCGCCAGATCCTGAAGGGTGACGGTACCGGCGAAAACCTGAACGGCCTGATGACCCAGGCCACCGTTTACGACGCAACACTGACGAAGGCAGGCGATACCGCCATCGATCTCGTGCGCCGTGCGATCTACCAGGTGCGTAAGCAGTCGATGCTGTCCGCTGACGGCATTGTGATGACCGAGCTCGACTGGATGAACATCGAGCTGCAGAAGGATGGCGAAAACCGCTACCTGTTTGCGAATCTGCAAGGCCTGGTAACCCCAGTCCTCTGGGGGCGGCCGGTAGTCACCTCCGACAGTGTCGACGAGGGTGATGCCGACACGGGCGGCGAGTTCCTGGTGGCGAACTTCGCACGCTCTTCGGTGCTGTTCGACCGCATGTCGTTCCTGTTCAAGATGGGCCTGATCAACGATCAGTTCATCAAGAACGAGCGTGCGCTGCTGGTGGAAGAGCGTCTCGGCCTTGGCGTCCGCCGCCGTGAAGGCCTGGTCAAAGGCCGCTTTGCTGTACCTGCGTAATTCCACCACCTTGCAATGGCCGGCCGTGTGCCGGCCATTTTCTTTTCAGGAGGCAACATGAAAATCAAAGCATTGTGGGGTTTTGTAGGCAGCGCCGCTCTATTGGGCGCCGACTCGTCATCGGTGAAGGCCGGCCAGGTGTTCGAAGGTGTCGACGAGGAATATGCCCACACCCTGATCGGCAAGGGTCTGGCCGAGGAAGTGGGCGATGACGGCAAGGCGAAGGTGTCCGCGCCCAAGCAATCCAAGTCCACGGCCCCGAAAGAGAATAAATAATGATCGACCTGGCGCGGGTGAAGCTGCACCTTCGAGTGGACGACGATGAAGAGGACTCCCTCATCGGCGGCTACATTGAGGCGGCCAAGTCCCACGTGGCCATGCACTGCGACCGAGAACTGGTAGAAGGCATGCCGGTGGAGCCCGAGCAAATGGGGCTTACACCGGATGTTGAACAGGCCATCCTGCTGCTGGTGGGCCACTGGTTTGCCAACCGCGAAGGCGTGGCGCTGGGGTCAATCTCAACCACTGTGCCGCTGGCTGTTGAGCGGCTGCTCATGTACAGGAAGCGCTACTGATGAGAGCCGGTCCTATGCGTCATCGCTGCATGCGCCGTGGCTATATCGAGGGCAAGGACGCGCTGGGACAGCCGACCAAGGTATGGAGTGACCTCGGCAAACTCTGGGCGGAAATCAACATTCCTTCCGGGCGAATGTATGAGGCGGCATCACAGATGCAGGTCACGGTCAGTGCTGAAATCAACATTCGCTACCGCAAGGATGTGGTTGCAGGACAGCACCTGGTGCATGACGGAATCGCCTACGAAATCATTGCGCCGCTGCCAACCAACCAGCGGGACATGCTGAAGCTCATGTGCAAAACGGTGAAACTCAAATGAGCAACGGATCATTGACTGTGCTGGGGTTTGGAGAGCTTGAGTCAGACTTCGAAAAGCTGGCGAAGTCCGTCGGCAACAAGATCGTTCGGGACGCGGTGCTTGCCGGGGCGCGTATCGCCAGGGATGAAGCGAAGAGCAAGGTTCCGGTGCGCACGGGCAAGCTGAAGAAGAACATCATCGCTGTGCGCCTCAACCAATCCGACACCCCTGGCGGTGCAACGGCGGGGATCCGCGTTAAAAAGCCCGCGGGCAAGCAGTCCAAGGCTCTCAAGCGCCAAGGTAAGAAAGGCCGATCCTCCAGCGCCGACTACGACGCGCCTTTCTACTGGAAATTTCTGGAGCTGGGCACGTCACAGATGCGGGGCCACCCGTTCATCCGCCCGGCCTGGGACGGCAGCTTGCCTCAGATCGAGAAGGCCGTCGCGGAGAAGCTGGCCGAAGGCATCGACGCCGCCATCACCCGGTAAAACCCATGATCGAGAAATCTCTCATCGACAGGCTGACGCCTCTGGTCGACGGGCGCGTGTACTTCGGCGTTGCCCCTGAGGGCGCCGAACAGCCCCGCCTGGTCATCCAAACCGTCAGCAGCATCACCGGTTTCACGCTTGCCGGATGGGATGGCTCCAGTGACCTGACCATCCAGATCGACGCGTGGGGAGAGAGCTTTCTCCAGGCGCTGACGCTGGCGGACGAGGCGTTCACCGTCATGACCACCGACGGTGAAGACTTCACGGTTGGCGCTGCGGACCGGCTGCCTGACTCATTTGAAAGCGACACCAAACTTCACAGCGTGAGCTGGGAATACACCCTGCAACCATAGGAGGCCACATGGCCGTTCAAACCCCAACGAAAGCGAAGTTCGTCAAAACGCAGGGCACCGCTCTCAGCGTTTCCAAACTCACCACCCTGGACCCAACTGACCCGGCCAACACCTGGGCGGACCTCTCGGTGACGATCAAACAGCCCCAGTTCCAGGGCGGCCAGTCGGATGAGATCGAGGTAACGGTGCTGGCCAGCGAGGCCAAAGAGTTTACCGTGGGCCTGGCGGACAATGGCACCTTCAGCATGTCCGGAAACTGGAAAGCTGACGACGAGGCCCAGACCGTTCTGCGCACCGCTCGTGATGACGGTGAGCCACGAGCCTTCAAGACGGTGTTCAAGGACGGGTCGTCCTCGAGCTTCCTCGGTCTGGTCACCCAGTTCACCTGGGATGCTGCGCCGAATGGCACCGTTAACGGTACGTTCAACGTCCGGATCACCGGCGCCGTGTCCTTCGACGTTCCGGTGGTGCCGTAATGGCCCGCACAAAGATTGGCGCCGGCGCGGATCTGCGCGCCATGGCGCTGGACCCCATGCGCAATTTCAAGCACGAACGACTGACCATTGACGAATGGGACGGCGCGCAGGTTGTCGTTCGGGCGTTGAGCGCGGGGGATTGGGTGGAATACCGCCGTCGCGCCGCGCAGGCCGTTGCAGAGGCCCGCCTGGAGGCGGGTCTGCCCGCTCAGTCTCCGGAAGATCAGGACGACGAGGGCGTCACGGCAGAGTCCCGAGTAGAGATCAGATCCTCGCCGCTCTACGCATTCGTCCTGGTGCGCTCGCTGCTGGATGAGAGCAACGCCCGCGTGTTTTCCGACGATGACGTGCCGGCGGTTGCCGAGGCCTTCAGCCCAGTCCATGACCGTCTGGTTGGGAAGGTGTTCGAGTTGAGCGGCGTTGCCGCTGGGGCTGGCGCGGATGACCCGGTGGACGCAGCGGGAAACGACTAAAGGAGGAGCCGGAGTTGGCTTTCATGCTGACTCTGGCCCTCCGGCTGGGCATGACCCTCCGGGATCTCCGGCAAAGCATGAGTGCTGAAGAGCTGTTCCTGTGGATGGCATACAATCAGGAGTCACCACTCAGTGACACTCGGGGCGACATCCAGGCTTCAATTATCGCCGCGTCCGTGTTCCAGGCCCAAGGAGCCAAGGTATCGGCGGTGGATCTACTGCCGAAGTGGAAGGATGAGCCGGCGCTGGTCGTCGATGAGATCACCCAGGCCGAGGAGGGCGCTGAGATGTTCAAGGCCTTCTTGATGGTCAAGGCTGGTGAAGGTTAGATCCATCTCTCTGGGGGGCAGCTTCGAATGATAAAGTCATCGATCAAAAAGGAGGTGGTCGGTGAAACTGATTTTATGGATTGTGACGGCGTTGGTCGTCGTGTTCGTTGTTGGACTGTGCAGGGAGTTCGCGAAAACTCGCGGATCTGAGCGTTTGCTTCGCTGGACCCTCGGGATTGGCGCGGTCGTAATTGGTTTCATGTGGTGGGCCTATCTATCATGGGCCGGCAACCCCGCCAGGGAAGTGGAGGGAGCGCAGAGGGAGTGCGATGACGCCACAATGGCCTACGTGATGTCCCAAAATTTCGTCAAGCAGCAGTTAAAGTCGCCGGGGTCAGCCGAGTTTCCATATCTGAACGGTACTGATGTCGTGTCCGTTCCGGACCATCAATGCACATTTTACGTCTCTGCCTACGTCGATTCGCAAAATGGATTCGGTGCGAAGATCAGGGCCTATTACAGAGCCACGATGACCTACGACCGGTCATCCGCTATATGGCGAGCGCCTGAGCTAACAATTCAGCAGTAACCAAAACCCGCCCCGGCGGGTTTTTTAATGCCCGGAGAAACACATGGCAGGTCAAACGCTTCGATCCCTCATTGTCAGTGTTTCAGCGGAGACAAGCGCCTATCAGCGAGAGATGGCCAGGGCTGGCCGAATGGGGCAGAACTACCTGCGCACCATTACTTCTGGCAACCGCGATGCCACCACGTCTTGGAGGTCTCAGGAAGCCGCTGTAAAGGCGCAGGGCTCCGCCATGCAAGCTCTAACGTCGACGGTGGGAAGCTACGCGGCAGCTATGGCTGGGGCCTTGGCCGTCGGCAACGTTATTCATCAGGCTGATGCCTGGAATCAAGTCAACGCCAGACTCAAACAAGCTACCACCAGCACTGAGGATTTCGCGGTCAGTCAAAAGTCGTTGTTCGAGCTGAGTCAGCGGACAGGGACTTCCTTTTCCGATAACGCTGGGCTTTTCAGCCGCTCCGCTTCCTCAATGCGTGAGTTTGGGTATTCCACATCTGACGTGCTTGGCGTGACAGAGGCCCTGTCTCTCGGGTTGCAGGTATCCGGTGCCAGTTCGGAGGGCGCTTCCGCAGCCATCACACAGTTCTCTCAAGCGCTTGCTCAAGGAGTGCTCCGGGGTGAGGAATTCAATTCCATCGCCGATAGCGGTGACCGTGTTCTGCGAGCCCTTGCTGCGGGAATGGGTGTTGCTCGCAAAGATCTCAAGGCCATGGCAGATGACGGGCTTATTACGATAGACAAACTTGTCCCAGCACTCATTAGCCAACTGGGTGTGTTGAACAAGGAGTTCAACGCAATGCCGCCATCGGTGAGCAGGTCGACGACCTCGCTCACAAACGCTTTCCAGGCCTGGATCGGCGGTGCTGATGCGGCGACGGGCAGTGCAGGAGTGCTCTCAGGGGCAATCGAGTTTGTAGCGAAAAACATGGACGCGCTCGCCGCCTCTGCGCTTACAGCAGGCGCAGCATATGCTGGCCTAAAGGGAGGCGATGCACTCAAGTGGTTAAAGGACCAGGTAGTCGTACTGAGAGAGGCGCGATCCGCCGAAATCGGACGCACCACCGCGCAGCTTGACGCTACAACAGTGGCCGTGCGCCGTGCGGCTGCCGAAGTTGCAGCCGCCGAGTCACAAGTTGCTGCTACGAGGTTCACCGATGCTCATGCTGCCGCGCTGAGTCGCTTGCGCCTGGCTAGGCTTGCGGACGCCCAGGCGACAGCAGCGCAGACCGCCGCACAAGCTGCTCAAACGGCTGCAACATCGTTGGCCGGTCGCGCCGGGTCGGCGCTTCTGGGTGTGCTGGGCGGGCCAGTCGGGCTAGCGGTAACTGCTGGCGCGGTTGCTGCCAGCTACCTCCTGTTCAGCGACAATAGCGATAAGGCCCGCCAGGCGACTGTCGACTTGAAGCGCCCAGTCGAGGAGCTGCGCAAAGAGTTCGCCAAACTGGGTGCAGAGCAGGCGCGCTATAAGCTCGACGGAGTTATCCAGCAGCAGGCCGACGCCCAGGTCGCTGCACAAAAGGCGCTTCGGGACATCCGCGCGTCTGCCCAGGCGAACGATAAGTGGGGAGACACGTTCACGGCGAATCCCTTCCAGCGGGATCGGGCCGTCACTGACTTTAACCGCCGTGTCGCCAGCGGACAGAGCATCGACTCCGCAAGCCAGGAGCTGATTGCCGCGATCGGCCCGAACGAGGAGATGACGAAAGCCATCAACGCCTCGTCGGCTGCGTACGGCGAAGCGATCAAGGCTTCCGGTGATTATGGTGATGTCGCCAGCATGCTCCAGGCTCGTCTGCAGGACGTGGCTGTTGCGGCTGGGGCGGCAGGCGCTGGGCTCAAAACGATCAAAGGCCCGGACCAGAAAACCATTGATGGCTGGACAAGCTATTCGAAAACCCTCGTCGAGCGGCTCAACTCCGTGCGCGATGGTGGGGATTTGGTCGGTGAGGTCAATCGTCGTATCGAGCGCGAAGGCGTCGACCCATCTACTGCTGAAGGCTGGCGTATCCTGGCGGGCGCGATCAAAGGGTCTGAAGCGGCCGCAAAAGCTTCCGAAGAGGCACAGCAGAAGGCAAAAAAGGCAGCTGAGGACATCCAGCGCCAGGCCGAGCAGCTCAACAACGCCTATAAGCAAACCTTATCCAACCTGACCCAGCAGGTCGCGCTCTTTGATGAGACGACGGAACTCGGGCGTCTGCGCTACGACTTGGCCAACGGCGAGCTGGCGAAACTCAGCCAGGTGAACAAAACACGCCTTGAGGGTAAGGCGATTGAGCTGGACGCACTCAACGCCAGGAAGGCCTACGACGGGCTGATGGCTGGCCTGCAAACCAAGGAAGAGTCGCTGCTGGCAACCACCAGGGAGCGGATGAAGGTCCTAGAGACAGCCAACCGTGCCGGGAAGCTGAGCTCGGATGACTATCGTGCTGGCGCTGATGCAATCTCCAAGGCCACGGTCACCGAGGCGCCGGAATTCTCCGGCATCGACTCCTCGGTGGGCGGTCCATCTGGGGAACTGGTGAAGATCGCCGAGGCAGAAGCCGCGCTGAAGAAGTGGCACGACAAGCAGCTCTCCATGCAGGCTGACCTTCGCGACCAGATCCTGGCAGACCAGAAGAGCACCAACGAGCAGAAGCTGGCGGCCGAGCAGCAGTACCTGGATCGCGTGGTGGAAATCAACCAGACGAACCAGGCACGGCTGTCGGATATCCAGGGCGCCTATAAAGTCGCGGTGATGGGCACCTTCAGTGAGCTATCGGGCCAAGCCGCAGACATGGTCGGGAAGATCGCCGGCGAGCAGTCGGGCGCCTATAAGGCGCTGTTTGTCGCTCAGAAAGCCTTCGCTGTCGCCTCGATCATCATGAACGCGCAGATCGCGGCAGCCAAGGCGCCCGCCGAACTGACCATTCTCGGCGGCATCCCGGTAGGCGCTGCATTGCTCGCTGCTGGGTACGCCAATGCCGGCATGGTCGCCGGCATGGCCCTGGCCGGGTTTTCCGGGGGCGGCTACACCGGCCCAGGCGGTAAGTTCGAGCCGAAAGGTGTGGTGCACGGTGGCGAGGTGGTGATTCGCAAGGAAGTCGTGGATCAGCCAGGTATGAAGGACTACCTGATTGGGCTAAACCGGACCGGCAAGCCAGGCTATGCCAGCGGTGGTTTTGTTGGCCCAGCGGGGCTCGCCCGGCGTTCACTGCTCCAACAATCAGCGCCAGCGGGGCAGCAGGTGCGCCGGAGATCCATTTGCACATCAGCGGTGACGGCTCTGGTGGCACCGTCAATTCGCCGGAGGGTTACGAGCAGATGGGCCTGGCGCTGCTGGCTACCGCGCGCTCGGAAATGCCGAAGATCGCCCGAGCGGTGATCATTCAGGAAAAGGGTCAGAACGGTCTTCTTGATCCCAATAATCGGAGATATGGCTGATGGCAGAGGTATTCACCTGGTCGCCACGGGTCGGCTCGTCTGGCGATGACCAGGCCGCCATCCTGGAATCGAAATTCGGGAATGGTTATAGCCAGCGCCTGTCGGTCGGCATCAACAACGTCGCCGGCACCTACACCGTGTCGTTCACCGGCAACGAAGCCTACATCCTGCCGATCAAGGAGTTCTTCATCCGGCACAAGGGGGCGAATCATTTCCTGTGGACGCCGCCTCTGGAGGTGCAGGGCGCATACATCACCACCGGTGGCTGGCAACTACAGACTCACGGCAACAAGAAATACACACTCAGCACCACCTTTCAGCAGGTATTCAACCCATGATCACACTGGACAACCAGAAGCTCGAGCCCGGAGCGCTGATCCAATTGATAGAGCTGGACGGTGAGGCGCGCGGGATGGGCATTTTCCGGTTCCACGCTCACTTGCAGTCGTCGCCCATCATCTGGAAGGGCGATGTCTACGCGCCAAGGCCATACGAAACCGGAGGCTTTGGCCGAAGTGTGGAGGGCAACAGCTCCACTCCGATGCTGAAAATCAGCAACATCGATGGGACCATCACGGCTCTATGTCGGATTTTCCAGGGGTTAAGCGGTGTGAAGCTGACGGTCCGCCAGACCTACGCCAAGTACCTGGATGCAGCGAACTTCCCGGGCGGCAATCCCGAGGCAAGCCCGCTGGAAAAGATCGATATCTCCTACATCAACCAGGTGACCAGCCTGGGCCGCGAAGAGGTTGTGTTCTCGCTGGCGCCGCCGACGGCGGTGAAGGGTCAGATGTTGCCGGCCGGGCTGATCATGAACCGGTGTGAATGGTGCCTGTGGGGTGAATACCGTGGGCCCGACTGCAATTACACCGGCGTCAAGATGTTTGACCTCGACGGCAACCCCGTGGATGACCCGGCCCTGGATCGCTGCGGTGGGCGTCCAAGCGACTGCGAGATACGTTTCGGCAAGGGCAATCCGCTGCCGTTCGGTGGCGCCCCTGGCGCTGCCCTGATTGGATAAACCCATGAACAAGACGATGCTGAAACAGATTCAGACCCATGCCGCCCGGGAGTATCCAAAGGAAAGCTGTGGCGTGGTGATTCGCGAAGCGGGGCGGCTCAAGTATGTGCCGTGCGGCAACGACGCGAAGACTCCCAGCGAGCATTTCATCATCAACCCCAGCGACAAGTGCGACGCAGAAGATCGTGGTGAAGTGGTCATGATTATCCACAGCCACCCGGACGTCCCACCGGTACCGAGCATGGCCGACCGGGTGAGCTGCGAAATCCATGAAAAACCATGGGGCATTGTGAGCTGGCCGTCCGGGGAGTACTTCGAATTCAAGCCAGACGGCTACCAGGCGCCATTGATTGGCCGAGATTTCGGCCATGGCCTGCTGGACTGCTACGCGCTGTGCCGCGATTACTACAAGCGTGAGCACGGCATTGAACTGCCGAACTACCCGCGCCGTGACGGCTGGTGGAACTCTGGCGAAAGCCTGTACGAGCAATATTACGAGGCGGCGGGGTTCTACCCGGTGTCCATGCCCAAGAAAGGCGACATGATCGTTATGCAGATTAACGCCGCCGCCCCTAACCACGCCGGTATCTACCTCGGCGACGGGCTGCTGTCCAGCGTCCCTGATCTGCACCCGGCGCCGGGTACCTTCCTCCATCACCGGTACAACAAGAAATCCACCCGCGATGTATACGGCGGCATGTGGGCTGATTACACCGTGCTGATTCTTCGGCATCAACGAGTAACAGAGGTCGACTGATGGCCATGAGAACAGTAATTCGCCCCCAGCCCCTGGTGGTGCTGGTGATGCTTTATGGCGTGTTGGGCGCCAGGTTTGGCCGCATCCATCATCTGGCTGTCGCGTCTGGTGCCGAGGCTGTCCACGCCCTGTGTGTGAAGGTGCCAGGGTTCAAGCGTTTCCTCAGATTTTCCGAGGAGCGCGGGTTGACCTATGCGGTGTTTCGCGGAAAACGGAACCTCAGTGAAAGCGAGATCCAGATGCGCCAGGACACCGTGGAGCCGATCCGCATCGCACCTATCGTCATCGGGAGCAAGGGCGGTGGTTTGTTCGCGACCATAGCGGGACTGGCACTGATCGTGGTGGGTGCGGTGACTGGCCAGTATTACCTGTCGGCGGCGGGCGCCGGCCTGATGATCGGCGGGATCGCGATGAGTATGTCGCCGTCCCCGCTCGGCATTCTGGACAAGGAGTCCGACGGCAACCGACCCTCTTACGCATTCGGTGGTGCTGTGACCACAACGGCCCAGGGGCGATGCAAACCATTGCTCTACGGCGAGCGAGATATTGGCGGAGCACTCATTTCCGCCGGCGTTTTTTCGGAAGACCAGCAGTAAGGAAAAACCATGCCCAGTCTTGCAACAGCGCCCGCTACCAAGCGTCGGCGCCGGCTTACTGCTGCCCGCGTTTCTGGCGCGAAGGGTGGCGAACAGAAACCGCACACCCCCTATAAAGCTCCGGACACCGCGCTGTCGATCGCCACGGTTAAGCTGCTCTACGCCCTGAGCGAAGGTCCCATTGTCGGTCCAGTGGACGGCTTGCGATCGGTAAAACTCAATGGTACGCCGCTCCTATCGCCTGACGGCAGCGAAAACTTTCCAGGCACGGTCTGGGATTTTCGCCCAGGAACAGTGGATCAGGAGCATATCCCGGGCTTCCCGTCGATTGAAAACGAAGCTTCTCAGGGGTTGCCGGTAGAGCTCAAATCTGACAACGCCTGGACTCATGCCATCACTGACCAGCAGTTGTCGGCGGTGCGTGTGCGCCTATCCTGGCCACAAATTTGGCAACTGAAGACCAATGGGGACCAAGTCGGCTATCGGATCGACTATGCAATCGATCTGTCGGTGGATGGTGGCAGTTACCAAACCGTTCTGTCCGCCACGCTGGATGACAAAGGGACCACCGAGTACGAGCGCACCCACCGGATTGACCTCCCTGAGGGTTTTTCCAGCGCCCTGGTGCGCGTTCGTCGCCTTACCCCGAACCGCAACGACTCGAACTACGCGGATCTGATGAGGATCAAAGGCCTCACCGAGGTCATCGACAAAAAGCTGCGCTATCCCAACTTGGCGCTGGGCGGCTTGCGGTTCGACGCCAAGCAGTTTCAGGACACGCCGAAAGCCAGTTTCTTGATGCGCGGTCGGATCGTTCAAGTTCCCACCAATTACGATCCCCAGACGCGCACCTACGCCGGCGACTGGAATGGCACGTTTAAGCTGGCCTACTCCAACAATCCGGTGTGGGTGTGGCGCGACTTGCTGCTCCATCGGCGCTACGGCCTGGGACGCCGTATCACCGCAGATATGGTCGACCACTGGACGCTTTATGAGATCGGCCGCTATTGCGATGTGATGGTGCCCGACGGGAAGGGTGGGCTCCAGCCACGAATGACCACCAACGTCTACATCCAGGACTCCGTCGAGGGGTATGCACTCCTGTCGGACCTGGCCAGCGTGTTCCGGGGCAGCAGCTGCTGGAACGGTTCGCAGGTAACCATGGTTGCCGACATACCGGGTAACGAGGACGGCTACGTCTTCACGCGCTCGAACATCATCGGTGAGTTCGAATATGTGGCGGCCGCCTTTCCTGATCGTCACACCCGGGCGAAGGTCGCCTGGGACAATCCCGAGAACGAATTCAAGACCCAGCCCGCTCCTGTAACCAACGATGAGCTGATCGGTGCTCTTGGCCACCGGATGCTGGATATCTCGCGTTTCGGGTGCACCGTTGAGGGCGAGGCGATCCGCCACGGCATTTGGGCGCTGAAATCCGAACAGTATGAGGAGTGGTCTGTCAGCTTCACCACCGGCATGGAAGGGCGGAACGTCGAGCCCGGTCAGATCATCTGCGTGGCCGACGAGTTGTTTTCTGGTCGGCCAAACGGAGGGCGCATAGCGGCGGCAACGAAGCGGGTTATAACACTCGACATTGATGCGGAAATTCACGAGGAGGACCGGCTGATTCTGAACCTGCCCAGCGGCAAGTCAGAAGGACGTATCGTCAAATCTGTATCAGGGCGCCTGGTTACCGTCATGGCCGATTACTCGGAACTGCCGCAGCCGGAGTGCAGTTGGTCGGTCGAAAGCGCGGATCTTGCAGTGATGCGCTATCGAGTGCAGACCATCGAGCCGCAGGGCCTGCATCAGTTCAAAATTTCCGCGACCCAGCATGAGCCCCAGAAATACGCGGCCATTGACACCGGCGCTCGGATCGATCCGCAGCCGACCAGCGTTATCCCGCCGGGCGTGATGAACCCGCCGTCCAACATCACGCTGGAGTCTCGCAGCGTAGTGTCGCAGGGGATTGCAGTCAGCACGATGCGCATCACCTGGGACGCGGTGCCCGGCGCCATCGCCTACAACGTCGAGTGGCGCAAGGACAGCGGGAATTGGATTCGCCTACCTCGCACGGGCAGCCTGGGTGCAGAGGTAGAGGGAATCTACAGCGGGCGATATCTGGCCCGGGTTAGTTCGGTCAATGCCATGGATGTGGCTTCGATCTGGGGCACCAGCGCCGAGGTCGTGCTGACTGGGAAGACCGGGCTGCCGCCGGCGGTCACCCACCTGACGGCAACTTCGCTGCTGTTCGGCATCGGCCTCAAGTGGGGCTTCCCTGCTGGCGCCGAGGATACCCAGCGGACAGAGATCTGGTACGGCCCAACCAACGCCCTGGAGAACGCCACCAAGCTGGCAGATCTGGCTTATCCCCAGAGCGACTACAGCATGCAGAGCTTGCTGGCGGGTGCGTTGTTCTTCTTCTGGGCGCGCCTTGTGGATCGCACCGGGAACATTGGCCCTTGGTACCCAGTCGGCAACGGTGTGCTGGGCCAGGCCAGTTCGGAGGCTGGACCAATCCTCGACCTGATCGCCGGGCAGATTGGCGAGACCGAACTCAGCGAAGAGCTGAGGGGTGAAATCGAGAAGATCCCAGGCCTCCAGGCCCAGATCGATGCGCTCGATGACATCCTGCTCTACGATCCCGCCAAGACCTATGTGAAAAACGACATTGTTCGCCAGGGTCAGCGCTTGTACCAGGCGCTGGGGCCGGTGCCGATCAACACGGCACCGCCGAACACCACCTACTGGCTGGATGTAGGTCAGTCGGTAGAAACGGCCAACGGGCTGGCACAGCAGGTTGCAACCAATACCGCTGATATCACCGAGATCGACGGTGTTGTCACGGCCCAGGCCACAGCCTTTGAAGCGTTGCGGGCGTCGTACCGCGATGACAACGGGGAAGGGGAGCTGGCCGATGCCCTCAAGGGCTGGACCAGCACTGCGGCAATCGCTCAGGAAACCAGCGTTCGGGCTTCTGAGAATGAGGCGACGGCCACCAGGCTGACAACCTTTGATGCCCAGATCGGCCAGAACGCGGCGAACCTGACCACGCTCGAGCAGGTGGTAGCCACGAACGAGTCGGCGACCTCGACGAAGATCGACCAGCTTACTGCAACGGTCGGCTCGAACACCGCAGCCATTCAGCAGACGGCCACGGCCTACGCGGATACCAGCGGCAAGCTGAATACGATGTGGTCTGTGAAGATGCAGCTGACTGCCAGCGGGCAGTACGTTGCCGCAGGCATTGGCCTTGGCATCGAGAACACCGCCGCCGGCCTGCAAAGCCAGTTCCTGGTGAGTGCCGACCGTTTCGCCATCGTCAATACCATTGCCGGCGGCGCAATCTCGGTTCCGTTCGCGGTCCAGGGAGGACAGGTGTTCATGAACTCGGCCTTCATCCAGGACGGCAGCATCACGATGCTGAAGATCGGCCAAGCCCTTCAATCCGACAACTACGTCGCGGGCTCGCAGGGCTGGCGCCTGGATAAAGCCGGCAATCTTGAGTTCAACGGACCGGCCCCGGGCGGTGGTCGCCTGACCATGACCAACCGCGCCATCAAGGTCTACGACCAGAACGGTGTCAAGCGGGTACAGCTCGGAGATCTCGCAGCATGAGTTATGGGCTGGAAATTCGAGATGAGAATGGCAACGTCACCCTTGATCCGTCGTCGTTCACCATGCGGGTTGTCTATAGCGGAGTTGTTACAGGAACCAACTCCGCTAACTTCCAGACCATATCCATCCCCGGGATAACTACAAGCAACTGCGCGGCGTTTGTTGTTCCGATTGGCAACTATAACGTAAGTACCGATATGCAACTGGAGACCGAAGTTGTAGCCGGTGCAGTACGTGTCTATAGCTACATTCGAGGGAGGGAGCAATACAGCAGCACGACCAGCTCAACGATGCGCCTAATTGTAATAAGGTTCTCCTGATGGCATTTGGATTAGAGTTCACAAACGACAGCAACGTCGTGACGGTTGATTCAGAGTTCACTCGTCTTGTTGTTCTGGCAAAAGGAACATACCAGCCAACGCAAGAATCTGGACTTGGGTCGGTCACTTCCTTTCCTCGAACAATCACGAGCCAGGAACCACCGCTTGTTTTTATCAGGCCTGCTGGCAGCACTGGCATTGCCGGCCTGTGCCTGATGCGCGTTATCGGGTCGCCAGGGGCGTGGACCGGGTTCTACGTCCGTGCATATGACGAAAACACACTGCAGCCCAACGGGGCTTACTTTGCTTGTGGCTTCGCTGCTACGGCGCTTGCCGATTACGGAATGCGCATATGGGATGGTAACTCAAAGCTGTTATTCGACAGCGATACCCCCTATGCGAGGTTCACCCGATCATACCAAAATTGGACGTACGTAAAAACAGATACCGCGGGCCAGGGCCAGCCCCGAAACTATTATCGAGTGAATTTCAATTTTCCAGCCGGTGAGTACATGCTGATAAATACATTCAGCATGCCGATGTTAAACGATGCACCATTTAATCGGGCTCTTTATTGTTGGTGGGATTTCTCAGGCGGGAATCTATACGCGCTGACAGTTGGCTCTGGCAACCCATTCGCTTTCTTCCTTACTGCAGTATTCGCAAAACTCTAAAGGACAACTTCCTATGCCCTGGTACAAAACGGGGACGGTTTCCGTCACCCTGAATTCCAACGCTGTAACAGGTACAGGCACGGCCTTCATCGTGAATTGTCGGGTCGGTGATGCATTTCGCGGCCCGGATGGCCGGTGGTATGAAGTCACCAACGTGGCCAGCAATACGGCTATGTCGATCGATCCGGCGTACCAAGGCACAACCGCCGCCGCTGGCGCCTACGCACTGGCACCGATGCAGGGCTATGTAAAAGATTCTGCTGACGCACTGCGTGCAATTGTGAACACCTATGGCGCCAAGCTCGCCGCGCTGGGGACCACGGGCAATTACGACATTTTGCCAGTGACCAAGGGCGGCACCGGTGGCGCCACCCAGGCGGACGCACAGACAGCGCTGGGATTGGTGAAAACGGCCAATGCCTACGACACCACGGCGGGCAGGATGTTGAAGGTCGCAGACTTTGGGCTCGGCTCCACCGGCTCAAGTTACGACGGTGCCACCAGCATGGACACCTTCTTCACGGCCAATCAGATGTTCACTTCGTCCATCGCCACGCCGCCAGGACACAACCAGCCGCTGCTGGGCACCTACCCCATGGGAATGCATCTACGTAGATCCAGTATCGTCGAGTCTCAACTTGTTCTGGGTTGGGGCGCTCAGGGGGCTCTGGGATTCCGGCTAAAGACGGACATCAGCACCTGGGCGCCTTGGAGAAAAGTCTACGACACCGTTAATTTGGTTGGACCGGTTTCCCAGTCCGGAGGCATTCCAACCGGCGCGGTAATCGAGCGTAATAGCAACGGGAATGGGGAGTATGTGAAGTATGCCGATGGAACGATGATCTGTTGGCAGTACAACAGGGCGATATCAGCTGTTGCCATCTCTACAGCGTTCTTTGGGGGGTTCAGAAGCGCAGATATAAACATTAGCTTCCCTACCCAGTTCTCCGAAGCTCCTGTCGTTCAAGCTACGACCGCCACGTGTTTCGGAGTGCTTCCATACAGCGCTACCGGCAGCATTTTTACATCCAATTTTTTGTCCGTCTCATCTCAGGCGAGCGCGGACAGAAACATAAAATGGATAGCAATCGGGAGGTGGTTTTGATGAAAATCATACTGAGTCCTCAGCGACGTGACGATAATTTGGTTGCTGTAAAAACGGGTGATGTGTTGATTCTGAACAACGTTCGTTTTGACTTTTCTCCAATTGATGAGGGTGACACACTGCCATTCAATGCAATCGAATCTCATTGGTTTCCTGGCAACATAGAGCGGAATAACGGTGAGTTAATTCTAACGCTGCTGTTTCCCAACCCTATAAATTACAGTCAGGCGCAGGCTTTTCCTTTGCCACTGCTGGATGTGCCCGATGGAGTGGTGGTTTTCCCTGGTCCGGACCAAGCGGAATACGTCCCACCGCAACCCGATCCCAGTGCTCCGATCGCGACCGGTGTGATCGACTGGACCAAGCTGATCACCAGGGCCATGAAGGATGCAGCGACAGCGGCCGCACAACTGTCTGCCGCGAAAACCGAGCTATCAGCTAGGAACGCAAAAGCCCTGGCCCAAATCGAACGAATTCAAGATCGCGTCGACACCATCGGTTTTGGCATCGACATCGGTGAAGCGACTCCCGAGGACGAAGCTGAGCAGGCCGCCCTGGCCGCGCCGCTGAAAGCCTGGAAGGTCTACAAGTACGCCTTGGGCAAGGTCACCACGCAACCCGGATGGTTTGAATCCCCAATCTGGCCGGCGGAGCCGCCCATCCCTGAAATCATCGCTGCGCCGATGTTGGCCGCCGCCGAATCGATCTGACCCGCGCTGCGCACTGCAACCCGCCATCGAGCGGGATTTTTTTGTCTGGAGAAAAGTATGCCGATCACCGAGCAGCAGTTGCTGCAGATCCTTCCGAGCGCCGGCCGTAATGCTGGCGTTTTTGTTTCTGCACTGAATACGGCCATGAACCGCTACGGCATCGTGGGTACAGCGCGCGTGGCGGCATTCATTGCCCAGGTCGGGCACGAGTCCGGCCAGTTGCGTTGGGTGCGCGAGATCTGGGGCCCCACGGCGCAGCAGGCCGGGTACGAAGGCCGCGCCGACCTGGGCAACACCGTAAAGGGGGACGGCTTCAAGTACCGTGGCCGGGGCCTGATCCAGATCACCGGTCGTGCAAACTACGCGGCCTGTGGCGAGGCGCTGGGCCTGGACCTCATCGGCAACCCTGAGCTTCTTGAGTTGCCGCAGCATGCGGCGATGTCTGCCGCGTGGTTCTGGTCGACCAAGGGCCTGAACACGCTGGCGGACGCCGGCGCCTTCGACAAAATCACCCGCAGGATAAATGGCGGACAGAACGGCGCGGAGGAGCGTCGGGAGCTGTACGCACGAGCGCTGGAGGTATTGGAGTGAGCCCCGCAGCGCTCAAGGCGCAGGTGGCTGGCGTCCTGGCATTGCTACTGACTGCTGTGGGGGCGGGGTTTGGTGGCTGGCTAGTCGCCGGTCATTATCGACCTCTGTTGGATGCGGCTAACCGGGACCTGGCCCAAGTCACTAGTGCCCGGGATAACCTCGAGGGCTTGGCTGCCGAGCAGGGCCGCAAGCTAGGGGAGCTGGTCCAGGCTGGTGAGTTGCGAGAGCGAGCTGCCGCTTTGGCCCAAGAGAAAGCACGGGATGAAGCCCGGCCAGACTACGCCGCGGCGAACAGAATCCTGCGCGAGCGGAGCGGAGGCGATCAATGCTCTGCTGCCGAAACAGTAATTGATCAGGAGCTTGGCTTATGAAAAGGTTACTGCTGGCCATGACGCTGGCTTTAGCCGGGTGCGCCGGCAATCCGCCTGAGGTGCGGACAGTTAGGGTTGAAGTTCCCATGCTGGTTCCATGCAAAACCGAAGAGGTTGTAAGCCCTGCTTGGGCTGCTTCAGGGATTCAGAAGTCTGATCCTCTTGAAGTCAAAATCCGGGCATTGTTGGCTGAGCGTCGACAAAGGATAGGTTATGAGCGTGAGCTCCTAGCAGCAACGAGAGCATGTCAATAGGATTGACTATTCAGGAGATATACCGTGTCAGATTTAAATTCAGTTCTTGAGAAAACGCGCTCCATTGCGACCATCTTGTCCGCGATAGCTATCCCGGCTGTGCTGGGCTTAGTTGGATATACGGTGCAACAAAGCATTGCAGAAGATGGCATAAAAAAAGATTACCTTACAATGGCGATGAATATGCTCAGGGAAGGAGGAGACAAACTTGATCCATCACTGAAAGTTTGGGCTACGACAGTAGTGTCTAAATATTCACCTGTGCCTTTCACGCCAGAAGCACAAAATCGATTAGGAGCAGCAATTTCCTTAGAGCCATACATTCCGCCCCTTCCAGAGGTCGCCAGACAGGTAGACCTTGGTGCTATCTGTGCTGAAGGGTGCAGTGCGGCAATGATGAGAAAGTATGATGGCTGGCAAAAGGATTTAGCTAGTAAAAAAGGAGATGAGGCAATTAAGGTACTTCAGGATATACTTGATAAATCAATACAACAGAACGTCGAGCTTGCAGGGGCTCTTGATCGGGCAACGATCGCTGGCAACGCGTGCACTGACTCTTACGACGCAGTGCGTGGTGTGCTTGAAAAGTAATTAATTCATCTGCGTCCAGGCTCGTCGGAACTAGTTCCGGAATATTATTTTATCGTAGCGAGGGATAGCAATCTATTCCCGCCGTCTATGACGAATATCGAGCTGATCGCGCTGAAGGCATGCCAGGCGTATGTCAGGGAGCTGATCCCACGATAGGCGTGGGAATCCGTCCTATCATCGGCCACCGGTCGTGAATCCAGGCGTACTCATCAGGCGGCGAGGTGGTGACGACGTAGACCCGTCGGTTCTCGTCCTCGCCCAGCACCAGGCATTCCAGTCCGAAGCCTTCGTTCATGTCGAACCAGTGCGAAACCCGCTCCCCATCCTTCTCCATGTAGCGCTGCACGAGCCCCAGGGCCCGTTGCGGGTGATACTTCTCCCACCCGCCACGCTCCACCGTCTCCAGCTTCGCCCATCCTCCTGATGGGCCGGTGCCTTTCTCCTCACGGCGCCGGCCCCATCGCACCCATCCAAGGTCGGTCCCGTCTTCAAGCACCACGGGAAACGCAGCCTTGGGGTTCGGGAAGTACACCTTCACCCGTTCATACGCTCTGTTTTTGTCCGCCGCCTCAACTCCGCCGCACATTACGATCCCCTGATTCTGCATTTCTCAGTGGACCCTAGCCATTCACAGGAAGTTTGCTTGAGCATCGAGGCTTTTCGACGAAGCCCAAGCCGCTACAAGGCTCGCAGTCCTCGCGTACGCCGAACTGATCCAGGCACTTCGAGCATTGGACAAACCTTGCCAGTTCCAGCAAAGGCCTGAGCCTCTGCACGATTTCAACATCCCGGTTCTCTGTCGCGACCTGGACAACATCGACCATCCATCGATAGACATCTGGGTCATCAATCGCTTCGTACACCTTGCCCGAGACCATTCGTTTCGTCTCAATCAGGTCGAACTGTCGACCGTCATCCATCGTCAGGATGAGGCCTACTATGCGCCCGGTGGCTGTGGCGAAGCTGTAATTGAGTACCAGCCCCGATTTGTCCCGGTAGACTTTTCCATCATAGGGACGCGGCTTGTCGCCGCAGCTTTCTTCCAGGCGAAGGACTGAATGAAATATCGTCCCGATCCTTGGGCCGCCATCCCGGGGCACCACGTCATATCCACATGCGCCGCGGTACATGACTGGGTTTGACTGCAGCTCCTCTACGGCGTGCCAGTAAGCGGAATCCGCCATTTCATCCATTTCCAACTGCTGCATGCGGTCAATCAAGCCTTCCTCGGCGAGCCTGGCGCTGGTTTCATGCAGGCTTGATCTGTGAGCCTCAGGGTTTTCCATTCGGAATTCGTGGTCATCAAGGGTCGTTCGCCAAAGCTGAAGTCTCAGCGCTTTGGCTTGGTCAAAGTTCATGGTTAGGATCGCTGGCTGACTACTGTTTGGATGTACAGTAATCGAGGCGCAATAGTGCGGCGAGGACTGAGCGACGAGTTGCTAGCCGTCAGTCGGGAGACATCATGATTGCCAGGCTCATTTTGACGAACTCTTCATTCAGGCTGATCGTTGCCAAGGCGCCACGTACGTTCTCAGCAACCTCGGCAGATCCTTGCCGCTCGGCCCAGTTGGTCAGTTCCATGATGGCAGCTTCCAGGGCGAGCTGATTTTCGTTGATCCTGAATAGGAGGGAGGGAAGAAGGTCAGAATTGGACATTTATGGACTTCTCGTTGTCCCGTAGGCGGCCCTGGCAAGCCAACCTAAGGTCGGCGTCTCGCGGTTCAGGCTGCATGCCGATTGGGGTAGGGGGCATTCGTCATAGCTACGCGCCGAATTCTCTTTCACTCGAGCATAGTGATCACCGGCCGTTGCGATCCCTTGCGAGGAGGCTTTATCGGAACTCGTTTTGCTTGGGCGTGCACCGATCTAGGTGAAATCGATTCCCACGCTTTGGCACCCGGGCTCGCCTGTATTCGTGAAACCCATTGTTTTTCTGCCCATTCGTTATATCTCGCCAGGCTGTACATGATCCGTCCGCGCTCCTTGAGCCAGACTCCTTCCGGAATAATTCCTTCTCGCCGCTTGTGCTCCAGCGCTTTGGGGGTGGTTCCGATCAGCTCGGCTAGCCTCTTCTCATGAATCTTGTCGCCGGTGAGCTCAGGCACCCCCTGCGAGGTTTGGACTAAAGGGGGCGGGCTGAGTGAAGATTTGCTTATCTTGGAAGAGGGCGACCGCAGGAGGGGCTGCTTTAATACTTCGCGACTTTTCCCGTTTACCACCCACTCTTCAAATCCGTGCACGTCGATCAAAATCCGATTGTCAGGAGCTCGTCTCCACACTTGATCTTCAATCCACGTTCCATCAGCGATCTTCGATCGTATTGCCGCCTCAGTGTATCCGACCTCGTTAGCAAATTTTCTGATGGTCAAATAGCGCATATTTTCACCAGGGCTGATCTTTGTTCGGCGTGAACGAACCCATCCATTCAACGATTGCCGACTGACGCCAAGCAACTGAATTGGGGCCTATCCTGACTTGCTTTGGAAATGTGCCTTCCCTGATGCGGCGATAAACCGTGTTACGGCCAAGGCCAGTGACGTGAAGTACCTCGTCGAGGCGCATGAAGCGATCAATGCTGTTTGTTTCGGCTCTGCTTGGCACGGGCTGCTCTCCCTTCAGCGAAGAGTTACGAGCGTCGGCTGCGGCCGGCGCTTCCTGCCCACTTTCGGCGTCTTGTTCTCGCCATCCCGGCAAGCGCGCAGGAACTCCTTCACATCATCCTTGAGCCAGCAATGCCTGGCGCCCATCTTAAATCCCTTCGGCAGCCAATCCACGCCGCGGCGAATCCCTTCTCTTACCGAGGCTTCAGTTCGCCCGAGCATTTTTCCTAGGCCTGCTACGTATACGACCTCACACTCATCATCCATAGGGAACCTCCCCGGCAACGCATGCTTGGATCCTGATTAGAGCTTCCGTTTTCGTTTGCCCAAGATCGTTTCTATCAATCTTTCAAATTCTTCCTTTGTTGCGTGAGCGGGCGCCGTTTTCCTAGTGGCCGTTCCGGGCTGCGCGCGCGACATTGGCCGTACGGCGGAGCCCAACTGTTGCGTGGGCGCGCATATCGGCGGATGTTTTTCGATAGCGTTGGCGGCAATATACGCATCAGCCCAGGCATCTAGCTCTAGGCGATCGAAGCCGATACCCAGCTTTCCGATTGGGAACTCCTGAACGTTGGGCCGTACCGTCCTGTTGAACTCGTCCCGGCACATACCCAGGTAGGATGGCGCTTGAGAGGCCCTAAGGATTCGGGGTTGAACAAGTGGTTTGGTCATGGGGCGCACGCTTTCACGCTTTATGGGAGGGTACGGCCGCCTCTTGCTGCGCAGCGAGCGCCAATCCGATTAAACAAATAGGGGCCGTACCTTTGCTTGAGAGTAGCAGGCGACAACATGCTTCGCGAATGCTGGCTGGTATGACGATCAGTCGGAAGAGCGGCGATCTGGACGAATCAACAGTGTCTCGTCGCTGAAATGAGTTGATAGCGCACGGACCAAGCCTAGGCTCCGTCGTTATGGTTTTTCGGGGGATATTGAGATGGGTAGGGGCGCCGACGCGTGTCTAAAACTACCTCAATCTATCTTGGTTTTATTGGCCGAAACACACGCGAATTAAGCCAAGAGTTTTAGACGAAAAATGTCTGCAGCCCTTGTAGTGCACCGCCTAAGCCACTCTGAAGCTCATACTGCTGCATCATCGGCGTGTGGGAGGACAGGTCGTTCACGGCTGTATTCATGGGGTGTCAGGCAAGCTCGTTGAAAGGTGTGGGGCAAAAGGAGGGGCATTGGCCCGGCTTTTCCGCGATGGGCGCAAGGTTAACATGGGTGGTCTGGTGGGACCCATATGTGAGTGGTTTTGGGAACGTGTGCATATCCGTTGTTGCGGTAACGGCTGCTTAGGGTTCCGCCCTGACGGCGGGTCGAGGCGGCCTGATAGCCGACCTGATGCTTGGTGGGACTGCGTTTCCCCTGTGGGAGCGGGCTTGCTCGCGAAGGCGGCCTGACAGCCGACCTGTTTTTCCGGTTGTACCCCGATCCAACTGTGGGAGCGAGCTTGCTCGCGATGACGGCTGCCAATACTACTTAGTTGTAATTGGACTACCGCTATCGCGAGCAAGCTCGCTCCCACAATGATTACTCGGGCTTCTCTTAGAAGGCCTACCTCACTTCAACCACATCCAACGCCCGATTCGCCAGCAACTGGCCCAACTCAATCATCTGCTGGACCCCCAACCCGATATGTCGTCGCGAGCCCTCCAGGTCGAATGCCAGGTCGCTGACCATGGCATTGGCCGAGGCCAGGGTTTCGCTGAGGTTGGCGAGCAGGCATTCGGCGTCGATGTCGGGGGCGATGATGAAAAGGGTGTCGGGTGTGTCGCAGGTGTTTTTGTCGGCTTTCGGCTTGAGGTAATAGTCCAGGGCGCGGGTGGCCGCGTCATCGAGTTTCTTGGCGTTGGCCGACTGGCTGCGGGAGACGTGATCGTCTGGGGGATTTGGAGTGTTCTTCGGCATTCTATGGATCCTTGAAGTTGAGCCACCACTCACTCGCGACTAAACGAGGGGCGGCAGCTGTACGCAGGTTAGTCGACCGGGGATCCAAGAAACCGGCGCGCCCGAGGGCGCCCTGCGCACAGCTACCATCAAGTGCAGGAATAGAAGTACCTGACTGAATGGAGCAATAAGCACCTTGGAATACCGAGCGACTAAACCCGATCACTGATGGGCAGTGACGAGAATCAAAGTACCGATGGGATCCAAGGTGGACAAGCCGGCGGATTCTGGCGCAGTTGTAGGCAGAGGCGCAAGGCGATGTAGCCTGGTCGCACATTTGAAGGACGGGGGCGGAGCCTTTTCCTAAGGGAGTGTAGGGCGATTCCGTGGCGAGGGAGCTTGCTCCCGCTGGGCTGCGCAGCAGACCCTTTTTGTGGGCGCTGCGCACCCAAGCGGGAGCAAGCTCCCTCGCCACAATGAATTCAAAAGGCTTGAAATTGCATATTTATGCAAAACAGCATTTGTCTTCTGCGAAAAGAACAAGCACTATGCGCGTTATGCAAAAACGCAACGTTTCTACCGTATTAAGAGCATTGCTCGATCAGCACGGGATCTCCCCCACGGAGCTTCACCGGCGTACCGGCGTGCCTCAGTCCACCCTCTCGCGGATCCTCAGCGGCAAGATCGTCGATCCTTCGGATAAACACATCTCGAAGATCGCCGAGTACTTCGCCGTGAGTACCGATCAGTTGCGCGGGCGCGCGGACGTTGCGCCCGCCGGCAATGCCCGCCGCGATGAGCCGCATTCCGAACTCAAGGACATAAGCCTGTGGGACGACGAGACACCCGTCGAAGAAGACGAAGTGTCGGTCCCTTTTCTGCGCGAGGTTGAATTGGCTGCTGGATCAGGAAGATTCGTCATCGAGGAAAGCGAGCGCTCCAGCCTGCGCTTCGGCAAGCGCAGCCTGCGGCATAACGGCGTGCAGTTCGACCAGGCCAAGTGCGTGACGGTGCGCGGCAACAGCATGTTGCCGGTGCTGCGCGACGGTGCCACGGTTGGGGTGAACGCAGGCAAATGCGGGATCGGCGACATCGTCGACGGTGACCTCTACGCCATCAACCACAACGGCCAACTGCGGGTGAAGCAGCTTTATCGCCTGCCCACCGGTATCCGCCTGCGCAGCTTCAACCGCGACGAACATCCGGATGAGGACTACACCTTCCAGGAAATGCAGGATGAGCAAATCGTCATCCTCGGCCACGTCTTCTGGTGGGGCATGTACGCCCGTTAACCCCTCCGCTGTCAGATAAAACCCGCCGTCGTGCGGGTTTTTTTCGCCTCCAGAAAACCCACTACCCCCCGTATTTACGAGGTTTTATGCGTCTACGCATTCCTCGTGCATAAATAAATGCATTTACGCATTGACTGTATATGCATCCATGCATATTCTGTGTCCAAGCCGCTCGACAAAGCGGCTGGCAACAAAGCTCTTTAGTTCCACCAACAGGCAGCGATGAACCGGCCTTAACGGTTCAGAGGGTTGGCAACTGACCCGGGTGTGCAGCGTAAAGCACCAGAAGCAGTTATCCGGCGGGCAGGGACCGCGGCCGGAGGAACAATTTGAATGGATCCGTACCGCGCCAGTCGCGCCGAAAGATCAAGCGCATTACTGAAAAGCCTGGGCGACCGGGCTTTTTGGAATGCCTGCACCGTGAGGTGCGTTCAAACACATCACCGCCGCCAATGGAGGGCTTTCAATGCTGAAGGATTTCAGATGCGGTCACTGCAAACGACTTCTGGCTCGCATGGGCGAGAACACCGAACTCCAGATCAAATGTTCCCGGTGTGGGACGTTGAATCATGTGAAGGCCGTTGCGCCTCGAGTGAACGCCGACGAGCGAACAGCGTGCGGAAGAGACCCAGCACTCCGTACCCAATGACATTCATCGAGGTAAGAAAAATGAAAATGCTCAAAAAAATCCTCCTGGCGACTGCGTTTCTATCGTCCTTCGTATCTCTGAACACCTGGGCTGATACGGCCATGTCGTGGAACCTGGCCCGGGACATGTACCTGATGACCGAAGCCGCACCGGCCGGTTCGCCCTGGTCCTTCATGCAAAACAAATCGGGCGTGAATGCCTCGGCAAACTACACGCTCTTCCCTGCGTTCCAGGCGGGGACATGTAATGGCAAGCCGACCACCTGCTGGCGGGACGATGCTACGGGAGCCTGGATTTCCATTCCCAACGCAAATTTCACCTTCACGGGTTCAGGCACCAGTTTCGTATTCAAGCAGGGCGACGTAGCCACACATCCCGGCACCAACAGCCAGAGCATCTTTCGCTGGGCCAGTCCTGTCACCGGCAACATCAACGTGCTGGGTCGGGTCAACGACCTGCATAACGCCTGCGGGGATGGGATTGGCTGGTCGCTCAACCTGGGCGACACCGTGCTCCAGTCCGGAAGCCTGGCAAACGGCGGCAGCACTACGTTTATGTTGAATAGCGTAGCGGTTACGCCGACGTCTTCGCTTTATCTGGTCATCGACCGGAAGGCCAACAACTCCTGCGACGCGACCAGCATCGACATGCTCATCACTCGATAAGCGCGATTGGGCCCCTTAACTTCAAACCCTTACTCCCCAGGAAACGAGACATGACAAACGAGCAACAAGCGTTGCTGGACATGCCGATCTGGCTGGTCATCGTGCTCGCCCTGGTGGGCGGGGTGTCCGGCGAGATGTGGCGCGCTGACAAGGAGGGCGCCCGTGGCTGGCCGTTGCTGCGCCGCGTGGTGCTGCGCTCCGGTGCCTGCGTGGTCTGCGGGGTTTCGGCAACCATGCTGTTGTATGCCCTCGGCATGTCGATCTGGAGCGCTTGCGCCCTGGGTTGCCTGACCGCCATGGCCGGTGCCGATGTGGCGATCGGTCTTTACGAGCGCTGGGTCGCCAAGCGGATCGGCGTTTGCGAAGTGCCACCGCGGGACCTTCCTCCCGACCAGCCGTGAACCCACACCGCTGATCCATACACCAGGAGGCGATCAATGCCCGCCCTCATCGAAAAACCGTCGCAGCTGTTCGCCGCCATCGCCCAGACGCTGCGCATCACTTACCCCACCTTGAAAGTCGGTAGCCCTCAGGAATTCGATGGCACCGATGACCAACCCTGGGTGCTGATTGCCATTGAGCGCGATGCGTCAGGCAACCGCGCCAATGACGGGCGTATCGCCCATGTCCTGACGGTTTCCCTGCAAGTGGTCATGGCCGTTCCAGGCTGGGAGGCCTGCGATCTGGCCGGTGAATTGAAGCACTTGGTCGTGGATAACCGCTGGGGCCTGTCCGGTGATCAATGCGATCTGCCTACGGAAATCGATGGCATCGCATCCACGTTCATCCACGAAGCACGGGTGTACAGCGCCTGGAGCCTTTCCTTCAACCAAACCCTGTACCTCGGCCCGACGCTGCTGGAGGACCCGTTGGGCATCCCGAAATTTGCCCGTACCTGGGAAGTGTCGAACATCGACGACCCGGATCAATACACCGCACTCGAGGGCTGAGCCATGTTCGATGGGCTGTTACAGATGCATCTGGGGCCGATCATCGAGCGTCTGGCACAGATGGAAACCGAGCTGGAAGACCTGCATCGGCGTGCGGAGAGTTTCTGCCGCATCGGCGTTTGCCAGGAAGTCGATGCGGCCAGCAACACCTGCAAGGTCAGCCATGGCGGGTTGCTGACACCGGCGATCCGCTTTTTCAATCCGAGCGCCGGCGCCCAGAGCGAGTCGCGGATTCCGTCCGTGGGCGAGCAGTGCCTGTTGCTGAACCATGGCGGCGGCGAGAGCGGCGGGCAGGCGGTGGCGTTGTTCGGCCTCAACGGCGGTCAGTTCCCGCCCGTCTCGACGCAGGCTTCGCTGACGCGGCGCCTCTATCAGGACGGTACGGAAAACGGCTATGACCACGCCAGCCATGTCCTGCATTGGAAAAACGGCCCGGCGGCATTCAGCGGTTCCCGTGAAGCCCTCCAACTGAGCATCGGCCCGTCGCGGTTGGCGATGACAGCCGAAGCCATCGAATTGCAAGTCGGCGCCGTCGGCATTCGGCTCGACGCTTCCGGTGTGCACCTGAGCGGCCCGGTGGTGGATCACCAGGGACGCGTCATCAGTACCGCATAGAGATTTCCTCATGATTGGAATCGATCGAAATACCGGCGCCACGGTCGACGACTGGCTGCAGTTCGTGCAGCGCGCCACCCGTGCATTGACCACGCCGTTGGGCACTCGCCAGAAGCGCCCGTTGTATGGCTGCGCACTCACTCAGTTGCTGGGGCAGAACCTCGGCGACGACCTGCTGATCCTCGCCCAGAGCCACGCGGCCCAAGCGTTCTACAACCCGGACAATGGCATCGATGATTTCGAGCCGCAGGTCATTGTCGCCAGCCGGCACGGTGCCGGATTGCTGCTGCGTTTTGCCGGCACCTGGAAAAACCGCAAACAGACTTTCGAGGTGGTGACATGAGCATGTTGATACCCGGCCAGAACCAACTGGCCGAACCGGCCATCGTCACCGTCGACGCATTCGAGGACCTTCTCGCAGAGTTCAAAACCTTCGTGGTTGAGTACGTCGCCGCACGTTCTCCCGCCAGCGCGGCGAAGCTGGTGGACAGCCTCGAAAACGAAAGCGAACTGCTGACCCTGGCCCTCGAGGCGTTCTGTGTCCGGCTGCAAACCCACGAACGCAAATACAACGCTCGCATCAAGCAGATGCTAGCGTGGTGGGCCACCGGGACCAACCTCGATGCCCGCCTCGCGGACATGGGCTTGGAGCGGCAGTTGCTCGACCCGGGCGACCCGGCGGCGTTCCCGCCTATCCCCCCGGTCTACGAGAGCGATGACGATGCGCGGTTGCGTTACTACCTGGCGCCCCACGCCCCGGCAGCCGGCTCGCGCATGCAGTATCGGCGGGAGATTTTCACCCTCGGCGAACGGCCAACGGTGAAGGTGGAGAGTACCGCAGGCGGTGTCGTGAACGTGACCTACACGTTCGATCCGGATGGTCTCGCCGCGCAAGTCAAGGACGGCAACGGACGCCGGACAGCACCGGGTGAAGTCACGGTCACGGTGCTTTCCCGCGAGGGCGATGGCACACCGTCCGAAGCGCTGCTGAACGGTGTTCGCCAGCACTTCGCTCGGCCTGATGTACGACCGGAAACCGATCTGGTCATGGTGCAGGCCGCGCAGATCAAACCTTACAAAATCCGCGTCGTGGCGAAGATCAATGCCGGCCCGGATTCGGGCTTGACCCAGGTTGCCGCCGAACAGCAGTTGCGGGAATACGCCGAGGCGTGTCATCGACTGGAAGGTCGGGTGGACCCGAGCTGGATCGACTACACGTTGCACAGTGCCGGCGCGGTTCAACTGGAGATTCTCGAACCGCTCCAGCCGATCGTGACGACGGCTTTTCAAGCCCCGTACTGCGCGGGCGTCGAGGTCGAGGTGGAGACGTTATGACTGACGACACACCCCGCCTGAGCCTGCTGCCGATCAACAGTTCGCCACTGGAACGGGCCCTGGATCTTGGTTTCGCCCGGTTGCTCGAACGCATCGATCCGCCGTTTCCCGAGCTGATGAACCCGGCGGCCACGCCCCTCGCATTCCTGCCGTATCTCGCGGCGGACCGTGGGGTCAGTGAATGGAGTTCTGCGGCGCCCGCAACTGAAAAGCGCCTGACCGTTGAACTCGCCTGGCCCACCGCACGGCAGGCCGGAACGCGAAAGGCGCTGGAAAATGCCGCCAAGGGTTTGCAACTGATGCCTGAAGTACGCGCCTGGTATGAGCAAACGCCACCGGGCCCGCCCTACAGTTTTTCCGTCAGGGCGTTTACCGAGCAACCCTACAGCGAAGCCATCGACGCCCGTCTCGACCGTCGCCTGGCCGATGCCAAGAGCGAGCGCGACACCTTGACGGTGTCTGTCGGCTTGAGGGCCTTTGGCCGCCACGTCATAGGCGCTGCCACGCTGTGCGGCGAACTGACCACGGTTTATCCAGTTGTCATCGAAGGGCTCGAAGCCTCGGGCCAGGCCTTCATGGCCGCCGGGCTCTACACCGTCGAAACCTCCACAATTTATCCACAGGGGTCCTAAATGGCCGACTACTACACCCTGCTCACCGATGCGGGGATCGCCTACGAAACCGCCTGCAAGGCGGCGGGCACACCGATCAAGCTGTCGCAGATTTCCGTCGGTGACGGCGGCGGCGCGGAATACAACCCGGCCGCAACGGCGACGGCACTCAAGCGCGAAGTCTGGCGTGGGCCGCTCAATGCGCTGTTCCAGGATGAGAAAAACCCGAGTTGGTTGCTGGCTGAAGTGACCATCCCGCCGGAAGTGGGCGGCTGGTATGTGCGAGAGGCCGGGCTCTGGACCGATACCGGGATTTTGTATGCGATTGTCAAGTATCCGGAGTCGTTCAAACCGGTGTTGGCGACTTCCGGTTCAGGGAAAGAGTTTTACATTCGGTCGATTTTCGAGACCAGCAATGCTGAGTCGGTGACGTTGCTGATTGACGATACGGTGGTCAAGGCGACGCGGGCCTGGGTGCAAAGCTACGTTGCCGATGAGCTTGCCAAGCTCGACAGGAAACAGTCTGTGCGGGTGGCGACGACCATCAATGTTGTCTTGAGTGGCGCGCAAATGATCGATGGAGTGGCCGCCGTCGCCGGGGATCGGGTGCTTGTTAAAGCCCAGACGTTGGCGAAAGACAATGGAATCTATGTGGTTGCAAACAGCGCATGGATTCGTGCGAAAGATGCCGACGCAAGTGCCGAGGTTACCTCGGGGTTGATTGTCTCGGTTGAGGAAGGGACGACATTTGCTAATACGATCTGGCAGTTGATAACCGATGGTGTGATCGTGCTAGGTACTACGGCGCTGAGTTTTCAGAACATCACTCAAGGGTTTGCGCCGATTAATTCCCCAGCTTTCCAAGGAGCGCCTACAGCTCAAACAGGGGCTCAGTTTGATAACACGAACAAGCTTGCTACAAACCTGTTTGTGCAACGAGCTCTGGGTAATCTTAGTGCCGCTATAGCTATTACCGATACGATCAGCCTGACGGCTGCGCATTGTGGCTTCCTACTGGTAGGGTCCGTTGGACTTCTTGGTAAAATTGTTACGTTGCCACCTATCAGTGGGCTGCCAACCGGCGCGACGATTCATTTTTCTGCCGGTGTGGCTGATACCACTATTGCGGCAGCAGGGTCCGACATCATAGGTCCGAACGTAGGGGCAACGGGTTCAACCATCACCTCGTTTTCAATTGAGGCGCTTGATTCAATCACTCTTGTGAACGTCGGATCAGGCTGGCGAATGGTTGGCGGTTCTCACCTTAACAAACACAGTAGCCAGTTTGGCGCTAGTCTCGCGGCCAATGGCTATCAGAGACTCCCGAGCGGTCTGATCATCCAGTGGGGCACTGCCGGGACTACAAACGGATTTGGTACATGGACTTACCCGATAGCATTCCCAAACGCAGTGTTTCGTGTGTTTGCCAGTAACGACGCCACGGCTTCTGGTGGCAGCATGTACGCATGTGGTGCTCATCCATCTGGAAGTTCCAAAGTATCAGCCAGCATCGCGAGTCAGTTGGCGACTGGGGGCGACGCCATCTTCCTGTTTGCCATCGGTTACTGACATTCAGGATAAGGAACTCCTAACAAAATAAAACTACTTTATCAGTCTTGGATACAGGGACTGTGAGTGTGAGGTGAGAACGTGACTCTTTTTTCAAGCAAGACAACGGGTGGTTTCTACGATGACTCCATTCACTCTGCTGCTCAGATCCCCGAAGATGTAGTCGAAATAACCCAAGAGCGACATATGGAGCTTCTTGAGGGACAGTCCAAAGGGAAGCGGATTTCAAGTGGCGAAGATGGTTATCCAATACTTGTCAATCCACCTGAACAGTCGCCTGAGTCTTTAGCAGCGATTGAGCGTGTATGGCGTGACGGCCAGCTTGTTGTGACCGATGGCATGGTTGCCCGGCATCGAGACGAGCTGGAGGAGGGGCGAGAGACCACTCTTTCTGTCGAACAGTACTCGGAGCTTCAAACGTATCGACGAACGCTACGCAACTGGCCGGAGCGGAAAGAGTTCCCGTTGGTCGATCACCGTCCGATAACACCGTCCTGGCTGCTTAAACAGCCCCAATAAACGCCCCGCCCCGACGGGGCGTTTTCTTATCCGTCCAACACCCAACAGCCCCTTCTCAAGGGGCTTTTTCGTATCTGGAGAACCAAAAAAATGGCACCACGCCAAACCTACACCGTGCTCCTCCCATTCCCCATCGGCGGTGGTCACTGGTCGACCACCGGCCAGGAACTCGACCTGCTCGACGTCGAGGCCAACGCCTTGCGCAGTGCCGGTCGCCTGGAGCTGAAAAAAACCGAGGCCGGCGAATCGGTCTCCGTATCCACCCCGGCCAAAAAGGCCGCCACCAAGAAGGCTGAATAACCATGGCTGAGGTTTTGAACTTCGAGCACAACGGCATTACCGTCAATGCCACTGAATCTCCCGAGGCCATGGGTGGCCTGGGTGACAACGTCGTCGGGCTGGTCGGCACCGCGCCGAATGCCAACCCGCTGATTCCGAAAAACACCCCATTCCGCATCAACAGCTTCACCACCCAGGCCCAGTTGGACCCGACCGGTGCCGAAGCGGGGACGTTGTTCCATGCCGTCTACCAGATCCTCAAGGTGGTCAAGGTGCCGGTGTACGTGGTCATCGTCGAAGAGGGCGCCACGCTGGCCGACACGCAGAACAATGTGATCGGCGGTATCGAGGCGCAGACCGGGCGCAAGCTGGGCTTGGCCGCGTTGAGTGGGGTCGCTGAAGACCTGACCATCATCGGCGCGCCAGGCTTCACCGGCACCAAGGCTGTGGCCAGCGAGTTCGCCTCGTTCGGCAAGCGCATCAAGGCCCGTGTGGTGCTCGATGGCAAGGACGCCGCGGTCGCCGACCAGGTGACCTACAGCCAGGAACTGGGCGGCGCGGACCTCGGTTTCGACCGTTGCCTGGTGGTGCACAACATGCCGGCGGTGTACTCCAAGGCCGCGAAGAAAAACGTCTTCCTGGCGCCGTCGAGCCTGGCCATCGCGGCCCTCGCCAAGGTCAAGCAATGGGAGAGCCCGGGCAACCAGGTCACCTACGCCGAAGACGTTTCCCGCACCGTCGAATACAACATCCTCGACACCTCCACCGAAGGCGATTTGCTCAACCGCTACGGCGTCAGCTACTACGCCCGGACCATCCTCGGCGGCTTCTCGCTGCTGGGCAACCGCTCCATCACCGGCAAGTTCATCAGCTACGTCGGCCTGGAAGATGCCATCAGCCGCAAGCTGGTCAAGGCCGGCCAGAAAGCCATGGCCAAGAACCTGACCAAGTCGTTCATGGACCAGGAGGTCAAGCGCATCAACGACTGGCTGCAAACCCTGGTCGCCGACGAAACCATCCCGGGCGGCAGCGTGTACCTGCACCCGGAATTGAACAGCGTCGAGAAATACAAGAACGGCACCTGGTACGTGGTCATCGACTACGGCCGCTACGCGCCGAACGAACACATGATTTATCAACTCAATGCCCGCGATGAAATCATCGAGCAGTTCTTGGAGGACGTTCTCTAATGTTTACCAACCGCGTAAGACAGGCCATCGCGGCCACCCTGCAGGGCCTGCCGTTGTCGGCGACCGTGGAAGACTTCACCCCGCCGAAGATCGAATTCGAGATGGAAGAGATGCGTGGCGGCCGTTTCATTGGCGAGGAGATGGCCAAGGCCGGCAAAGCGCTGACGGCCAAGCTGACACTGCAAGGCCTCGGTCCGGAAGTCATGCTGGCGCTGGGCGTGAGTGTGGGCGACGACATTCTGCTAAACGTGCGTGAAGCCGGCCAGGATCAGGACGGCAACACCTGGTTCACCTACCACACGGTGGGCGGCAAGTTGAAGTCCCTTGAGGAAACGACGCTGAAAATGAACGAGAAGCCCAAGACCATCCTCGATCTGTCCTGCCGCACCTACAACCGCCTGGAAAACGGCGTCCCGGTGATCGACATCGACGTACGCACCCAGAAGTTCGTGCTCAACGGCGTCGACATCCTCGGCGATGCTCGCCGTGCGGTGTTGTTGCCTTAAACACCGCAGTACTCGCAATGCCGGTCAGTTAAACGCAGTCCCTGTGGGAGCGGGCTTGCTCGCGAATGCGCCAGCACATCCAACATTAATGTTGCCTGACCCACCGCTTTCGCGAGCAAGCCCGCTCCCACAGGGGAATCCGCCCAGCCAGAGATTTGCGATTACTGCCCCGTGTTGCGCCTTCCCAGTATTCATCAAGGAACTGATTCCATGTCCTGGACGCCTCCCGTTCACGTCTTGCTGTCGCCGATCACCGGTGACGACGAAACACAGATCGAGCAACTCACCCTCAAGCCGCTGTACTACGCCGCGCAAAAAGACGCCCTGGCCCGTGCCGGCGATGACGAAGACGATCAGTTCTTCGAGTTGGCCAAACTGGCCACGGGGCTGTCGGTCAAGGAACTCGACCAGCTCAAGCGCCCGGACTACGTGAGCATTGCGCAATACGTGCATGAAATGTCCACCCTTCCGACGTCCCACTTCCTGGAACAGGTGGCCGGCGCACCCGCCGACCCTGACCAGGTACAGCTGCTGCAACCGCTCGACGTCGCGGGGCGCAGCATGACTTCGCTGACCCTGGAAATGCCGGTGCTGCGGGCCACCAAGGCGATGAAAAAACTGAAGACGGCCAAGGAACGCGCCGAGTTCATCACCGCCCATTGCACCGGCCTGATGATTCCCGATCTCGACCGGCTGACCGTGCCCGACTGGACCCAGTTGCAGGTGCGCATCGACGATTTTTTAAACAAACCGGCGGACTTCTTTCGGAGCGCGACATCGAAGTGATCCTCGATGTGGTGCCGCTCATTTACTCGGTAAGTGAGGCGGAAATCCTGGAGTGGGACGCCGGCAAGGCCTTGCGCCGCTACGACATCGCGATCACTCGCCTTGGCGTGAAACAGGAGTAGAGCGGGATGGCGGACGATAGATATTCGCTCAAATACGCAGCCTTCAACGAGAGTGGGTTGGCGTTCGGTAATACCAGCCTCACCAGTGGCGTGTCGGCGCAAGGCGCGTTCGCCAGGGATCAACTGGCAAGCCTCGATCTGGCGCTGGAAACACTCGGGCTCAAGCTCGGCCTGCTGACCACGGCAATCGAGTCGCTGACCGTGAAGCTGTCGGCGCAACGATTGCTTTCCCAAACGATGGGCGCCGACGCCAAGGGCGAGTCGGCCAGTGAGCCAAAGGGCAAGCCGAGTGGCGGTATCGAACCACCGGCGTTGCTCAAACCCGCGATAGCGATGGATTCGGCCATGGCCGATCTGAAAAAGGCCACCCAATTCGGGCCGCGCCAGGTTCAACAGGTGGCTGAGTCAACCCAGCAGATCGCCACCGCACCGCTGGTGGCGGCCAGGGGCACCACGGCGGTTGAAGTGGTGAGGATGCAAAGCCTGGCGGCCAGCAAAGGCATCGGTAGCGATGTGCACGATGCCTCTGAGCGGCAGTTGGCACTGTCGCGTTTTGCCTCGGACGCTGGCGTCACTGCAACGGCGTTCGAGATGCCGGCCATGAAGGCCGCCGAAATGCTGGCCGACTGGCGCATTTCCATGAAGCTCAGCGGTGCCGAAGCCTTTGACTTGGCGGATGCCGCCAACCAGTTGGGCAAGCTACCCGATGGGGCGAAACCGGCTGAGATCGGTGCGGTCTTGCAGCGTGACGGTGCGGCGGCGACGGCGGCAGGCCTGGCCCCTGCACAAGCCGCAGCGTTGACGGCGGCGTTGCTCAATACCGGTACCCAACAAGCTGAAGCCGGTGTGGCGCTGGATAGTTTCACGACGGCCCTGGGCAAGGCTGACCAGACTTCCGCCACCGAGCAAATGGCCTGGAAACAGCTGGGCCTGGAGCCCAAGGCGGTGGCGAGCGGTTTGCGTGATAAGGACACCGCGCCTGGCACGGTGATGACGGTGCTGGCGGCGTTGAACGCGCAACCGGCCGAAAAGCGCTCGACCCTTGCCGCCACACTATTCGGCAATGGCGATGAGGCGGTGCTGCGCATGGCGCAGAAACTGCCCGATGTGAACGCCGCCTTCTCGCAGGTGAAAGACCCAGGCCAATACGCCACGTCGCAATTGGGCAACGACGGCTCGGTGCGGCAGGACGCGTTGGCGCTGTCGAACACCCGGCAAGGCCAGTTGAACATCCTCAATGCCCGTAACGAGCGTTTGTCGGTGACCACGGGAAACGCCCTGATGCCTGTGGCGGACAACTCGTTTCAGTGGCTGGGCTCGCTGACCGATGGCCTGAGTGAGTTGGCTGAGTCCTCCCCTAAAGCCACCGCGGCCATTGTGCTGCTGGGGGCGGCGATCAAACCGCTGGTGGGGGCGCTGCTCAAGGCCGTAGCGGATGAGATGTCCAATCAGGTGGCCAAGCGGGTGTTGGGCAAGGCCGCTCCGCACCTTCCCGGCCGACTGGGCGAGGTGATCTCCGAGGACTTCAGGAAAAATCCTCCTGGGGACAAGCTGGATACAAGCAATGCCAGCCAGCGTCCCGAATCCACGAGAGGGCCGAAAATACGCGTCAGTACACGAGGCTCGCGGGGAGGCGCAGGGCGTTTTTCATTCGGGCCCACGGCCTCATTACGCTCGATGACGCGCAACGCACCCGGCCCATTGAAAGCCGTCGGCGCCGTCGCTGATGTGGCCGAGGGTGTGCTGACCGGCGACAAACGGATGATGGGCGCAGGCCTCGGAGCCGCGGGTGGCGGCTGGGCAGGCGCTGCTGCGGGGTCTGCGGCCGGTGCCGCTTTGGGCAGTGTCGTTCCGGTGATCGGCACTGCCATCGGGGGGGTGATTGGCGGGCTGCTGGGCGGCTGGCTGGGGAGCGATGTCGGCGCGTCCCTGGGTGAAAAACTCGTCGCCCCCGCCGACAGGCTCGCCGCTCCAGACCAGATCAGCAAAGACCTGGCCAGCACCCAGACAACCACACAGCAGAACACCATGACCGCGAACATCTACATCAACGGCCAGGATCAGGCCAGTGCCAGTCAGTTGGCCAACCTGGTCGTGCAGCAGCTCTCGGGCCAATTCGGCTTAACGACCATGCCCAGCCCACTGGCCATGCGCAGTGACGCCGCCCTGACCGACGGAGGTACGTGATGCGTCAACAAATGGCACTCGGCAGTTTCATCTTTGGGCTGTCGAGAAAGTTTGCGTACCACCAGTTGGTACACACGTCGGACGGTGGCTGGAAAAGCATCGACATTCTCACCAGTAAACCCAAGTCCAGCCAGATCGGCCAAGGCCTGCAAGGGCTGACGATCACGGGCAAGTCGATGTACGCGACTGCCATGGATCGTCTCGATGAGCTGCGCGCATTGCAGGCGCAGCGCATCCCGCTGCCGCTGGTCGATGGCATCGGTCGCAACTGGGGTCTGTGGCAGATCAACAAGGTCACGGAAACCCAGACCGAAATCATCGATGACGGCACGGCGATGGTGGTCGGCTGGGTGGTTGAATTGATGGAGTTCGCCAATGCGTAGGGTTCGAAGTATCGCCGGTGACTCGGTGAATCTGTTGCTGTACCGAGAGCTGGAGCGTTGTGACGATATCGTCGAGGAGGCGCTCTGGCTGCTCAATCCGGAGTTGGCTGAATGGGGCCCGGTATTGTCGGCGGGCGTATGGGTTGTCTTGCCGGAAGTGGACCTCAAACCCGTGGCAACCCCACCGGTTTCGGCCTGGGATTAAGGAGGCGACATGTCATTGGGTTTCACGCCTGCGGTGGAAATTTATGGCGCGAACGCCGCGCTGCTCAACGAACGATTGCTCAGTTGGAGCCACGTCGATGCGGCGGGAATCGAGTCCGACCAACTGACGTTGACGATCAGCCTGGAGGGGCTTGAAGGCTTGCCCAGCCTGGGCGGGAAAATCGGTCTGCGGGTCGGTTATCTGGAGTCGGGGTTGGTGGACAAGGGCGAGTTCGTCATTATCCGGCGCACGCCGACGCTGTTCCCGTTGCGCCTGACCTTGGTGGCCATGGCCGCGCCGTTCAGTGCGGCGGACCAGACCGGATTCAAGCAGCGCCGCTCCGTCAGCCATGGCCCGACGACCTTGGGCGCGCTGTTTCGTCAATTGACCTCCAGGCATGGCTTTTCTCCCCGTGTGGCGCCGGACTTGTCGCTGATTAAGATCGAACACATCGACCAGTCCAACGAAACCGATATGGGGTTCCTGACGCGCCTGGCTCACCGTTATGACGCGGTCGCCAAGCCGGTCAACGAGTTGTATGTACTGGCGCGACGCGGTCAGGCGAAGTCGTTGTCGGGCAAAGTCCTGCCGCAAATCAAACTGTCGGTGACGACGAATAATCGTCCAGGCGACCAGGCTTTTATCTCGGCCGTCCTTGATGAAACCGCCCGGGCGAAATACCAGGGTTGCAAGACCCGTTGGTGGGACGCGGCAACCGGCACATTGCGAGTGGAGGAGAGCGGCATCGCGCCGTTCAAGACCCTGCGCCAACGTTTCCAGAGCGCCAACGATGCCCGCGCCGCCGGTGAAGGGGAGGTGCGTCGGATGATGCGCGAAGCACTCAAGGTGAAGATCGAATGCCCGGGCAACCCGGGGCTGTCGGCGGAAGGCATCGTGCTGCTGGACCCCTCCTGGCCGGACTTCATGCGTGGTCGCTGGTCGATCGATAAAGTCACCGCCTCCGGTGACCGTGCAAACAGCTATCGCTGCAAGATTGACGCGACCTGCCTGGATGCCAGGGCCTGACCTCATCGTCCCTGTGGGAGCGAGCCTGCTCGCGATTGTGCTCTGACATTCAACATTTGCACTGACTGACACGCCGCCATCGCGAGCAAGCCCGCTCCCACAGTTTTTGTTCAGCGTTGCACATACCTTTGCGCCCAACCGAGTCCTCCTGTGGGAGCGGGCTTGCTCGCGAAGACGCCGGCACATCCGACATCAATGCTGCCTGACCCACCGCTTTCGCGAGCAAGCCCGCTCCCACAGGGGAGACTCGCACCTTCAGATACTGGAGTCCCCCATGAAGATCACACCGATCCTCACGCAGTTGCGTGAGCAATGTCCGACGCTTGCCCAGCGTGTGGCCGCATGTTTTGACCTCGCCACGCTGCAAGCCGAGACCCCGCTGCAAACCCCCTGCGCCTATGTCCTGCCCACCGCCGACATCGCCAGCAAGAGCGCGGCTCAGAACGTCACGCTGCAAGCGGTGCGTGATCGCTTCGATGCCGTGCTGGTGCTCGACGCCACTGACGCGACAAAAGCGCTGGATCTGTTGCACGACCTGCGGGCCGAACTGTGGCGGGCGCTGGTGGGGTTCAAGCCGGGCGCTGAGTACACCGGCATCGAGTACGACGGCGGTGAGCTGGTTTCCCTCAACAGCAGCCGTGTGGTGTACCGGCTGCGTTTTTTCGCCGAGTTCCAGCTGGGCCGCAATCTGGCGAGCCAGCCTGCCGAAAGCTGGCACGAGCGTGAACTGGACGGCTTGTCGTCCTTTACCGGGGCCACCGTGCGGGTCGATGCCATCGACCCGGCGGACCCCAACCTGAAACGTCCCGGCCCCGACGGGCGCGTGGAACTGACTTTCTCTGGAGACGTAACCCCATGAGCAAACGCATCACCGTGCTGCCGGCCCCGGGCCGTGCCGTACCGGACCCGGAAGCGGGCGATCTGTTGCCCCTCGAGGGCCGTGAAGTGCCGGACAACGCCTGGTGGCGTCGACGTCTGGCCGATGGCGATATCACTACCAAAGCCGTGAAAGCGGCCAAACCACAGGGAGCCAAATAATGGCGATCGGATTCAGCAACATTCCCGCGGACATTCGTGTTCCGCTGTTCTACGCCGAAATGGACAACTCGGCGGCCAATAGTGCGTCATCGGCCATGCGCCGGTTGATCGTCGCCCAGGTCAACGACAATGTCGCCCCGGCCGATGTCGGCAAACTGGTGCTGGTGTCCAGCGTCGCGCTGGCCAAGAACATCGGCGGGCAAGGCTCGATGCTTGCCTCGATGTACGAAACCTGGCGCAAGACCGACCCGCTCGGTGAAATCTGGTGCCTGCCGCTGCACAACGTCGAAGGCGCCATCGCCAAGGGCGTGCTGACCTTCACCGGCACCGCGACTGAAAGCGGTGTGCTCAACCTGTACGTCGGCGGTGTGCGCGTCCAGGCCGCCATCGTCAACGGTGCCACGGCGGCCCAGGCCGCCACTGCGCTGGCCTTGAAAATCAACGCCGCCGCCGACCTGCCGGTGACCGCTGTGGCCGCCGAAGGCGTCGTGACGCTCAGCGCCAAATGGACCGGCGACAGCGGCAACGACATCAGCCTGCAGTTCAATCGCCTGGGCAAGAGCAATGGCGAAGACACCCCGGCGGGGCTGACCACTGCCATCAACGCGATGACCGGGGGCGCCGGTGTGCCGGACCAGACCGCTGCCGTCGCGGCCCTGGGCGACGAGCCTTTCGAATTCATCGCCATGCCCTGGTCCGACGTGGCGAGCCTCAACACCTGGCAAGCGGTCATGGACGACAACACCGGCCGCTGGTCCTGGGCCAAGCAGTTGTTCGGCCATGTCTACAGCGCCAAGCGCGGCACCATTGGTACCCTGGTTGCCGCCGGACAGGCGCGCAACGACCAGCACATGACCCTCCAGGCCCTGGAGCTGGGCGTACCGCAACCGTTCTGGGTCCAGGCCGCTGCCTTGGCGGCTCGCACGGCGGTGTTCATCTCCGCCGACGCCAGCCGTCCGACCCAAAGCGGCAGCCTGCCAGGCCTGGACCCGGCACCGGCCAGCGAGCGTTTCACCCTGACCGAGCGCCAGTCGCTGCTCAACTATGGCATCGCCACGGCATATTACGAAGGTGGCTACGTACGCATCCAGCGCTCCATCACCACGTATCAGAAGAATGCCTTCGGCCAGGCTGACAACTCCTACCTGGACAGCGAAACCATGCACCAGTCGGCGTTCATCGTGCGCCGTCTGCAAAGCGTGATCACCAGCAAGTACGGCCGCCACAAACTGGCCTCCGACGGTACCCGTTTCGGCGCCGGCCAGCCCATCGTGACCCCGAGCACCATCCGCGGCGAACTGATCGCGCAATACGCCAAGCTCGAACTGGAAGGCCACGTGGAAAACGCCGAACTGTTCGCCGAACACCTGGTCGTCGAGCGTGACAGCCAGGACCCGAGCCGGGTCAATGTGCTGTTCCCACCGGACTACATCAACGGCCTGCGGGTGTTCGCGCTACTCAACCAATTCCGCCTGCAATACGACGACGCCGCCTGACGGTAGCACTCAGTCGCATGCATTCAGCCCATCTTGCGTGGGCTTTTTATTTGAAGGGAGAAACACCATGGGTCAACTGATTGCGGGCACCTGCTACGTCAAAGTGGACGGCGCTCAATTGACCATCAATGGCGGCTGCGAAGCGCCACTGATGTTCACCAAACGCGAAACCGTCGTACCGGGTTTCTACAAGGAAACCGACATCGCCCCGTCCTTCAAGGTGACGGCCCTGCACACCGCGGACTTCCCGCTCAAGCAGCTGGTCGCCGGCACCGACATGACCGTCACCTGCGAATTCAACAACGGCAAGGTCTATGTGTTGGCCGGCGCCTACCTGGTGGAAGAGCCGGTGTCCAAGGGTGACGACGCCACCATCGAGCTGAAATTCGAAGGCATCAAGGGGACTTGGCAATGACCGATGTCGTGACGCTGCGCGTGGCCATCGAGGCCCACGGCGAGCCGCTGAGCGAACTCACCCTGCGCCGTCCGACGGTGCAAGAGGTCCGGGCGATCAAGGCGCTGCCCTACAAGATCGACAAGAGCGAGGAGGTGAGCCTGGACATGGACGTCGCGGCCAAATACATCGCGGTGTGCGCCGGCATCCCACCGTCGTCGGTCAACCAGTTGGACCTGGCTGACCTCAACGCCCTGAGCTGGGCCGTCGCGAGTTTTTTCATGAGTGCGGCGTCGCAGCCATCGGCGACCTGATCGCCGCCGCCTATGACCTGGCTTGGTTCTGGAAGGTTGACCCCGAACAGATGATGGCCAGGCCACTGGATGTGCTCCGCGAATCTCTGGAGCACGCGCAACGGATCAATGCGATGCAGCAGGTGCAGTGATGGCAGACACACAAAAGGTAGAGAGAAAAGCGGTGCTGCTGACGGGCATCGACGAGCTGTCACCCAAGCTCGCCGGCCTTCGTGCGAAGGTCGCGAGTTTCAAGCAGAACCTCGACGCCACGGGTCTGGGCAGCCTGGATATTTCCGGTCTGTTGCCCAGCGGCGGCCTGGCCCAGCCCTTTATGGACGGGCTCAAGTCGGCGCTGGCCTTCAAGGACGAAGCGGGCGCCGCGAGCGCGGCGGCCAGCGCCGTCCAGGCCCCTGAAGCGTCCCGTGTAGCGGCACAGAACCTGGATGGATTGAAGACTTCCATCAGTAACGTGTCGGTGCAGTTCGGCTCGGCCTTGGGGCCAGCGGTCAACGCAGTGGCGGTCAGTTTACAGCCCATGGTCAGCGGCGTGGCCCAGGTGCTGCAGGACAACCCGCAACTGGTACAGGGCCTGGCGAATGGCGTCGTGGCGTTCAACGCGATTCAGATGGCGGTCAGCGGCGCGAGCCAGGCGTTCGAAGTGGTGAACCTGGCCTTGAAGATGAACCCCATCGGCTTGATTGCCATGGGCATCGCCTTGGCGGCCGGGATGATCATCGCCCATTGGGAGCCGATTTCAGCGTTCTTCGCCGGACTCTGGCAGAGGCTTGCGCCGATCGTCCTGCCGATGGTCGAGTTCTTCAAGACGATGTTCGCCTTTACCCCGATGGGGCAGGTGATCAGCAACTGGGGGCCGATCAGCAGCTTTTTTGGCGCACTCTGGAATGTGATCGTGGCGGCGGCAACGCCGGTCATCGGTTTCATGCAGACGTTGTTCGCCTGGTCACCCTTGGGCTTGATCGTTGCCAATTGGGCGCCCCTGACCGGGTTGTTCGCGGCGATCTGGGACCTGCTCAAGGCCTTGACCGTGCCGGTGATGGACGCCTTGAAAGGCCTGTTCGACTGGACGCCGTTGGGACTGATCATGGCCAACTGGGGCACGATCGGTGAAGTCTTCGCCGGGATCTGGGAGGGCGTGCGCAACCAGGTGTCAATCATGCTGGCGGTGTTCAGCGGCCTGTTCGACTGGTCACCCATCGAGGGTCTCGTCAAGCAGTGGGGGCCGGTGGGCGAGTGGTTCAGCCAGTGGTGGAACGAGTTGCAGGCGGTGATCGCGCCGATCAAGGCGTTTTTCAACGGCGGCTTCGGCGAGATGATCACCTCGTTCACCGGCAAGGTCGAGGGCTTGACCGAGGCGCAGCGCGCCACCAACGCCGAAGGCAAAGGTGAGCTGGCGCCGGCGTTTTTTGGCGCGTCCAACGAGCAGCCTCCGGGCCTGTCGTCCAGCCTGGCGCCAGCATCCGCCAACGTTCCGGCGAAGACCTCGCTGGCGCCGGGTACCTTGCCACAAACCTCCAGCGCCCTGGTGCAACAAAGCGCGGCGAACAATCGTACGCAACTCGAAGGCGGCCTGACCGTGCGCTTCGAAAATGCGCCGGCCGGGTTGCGCGCCGACCCACCACAGACCAATCAACCGGCCCTGGCGGTGAGTTCGCGCATCGGCTATCGCTCACTGTCCACAGGAGGCTCCAATGAGCTGGCGTGATCGTTTGTTGCCGGCGTCGTTTCGAGGCGTCGGGTTCTGGGTCGACCAGGCGAAAACCCCGGTCGGCCACAAAGGCCAGTTGCATGAATATCCACAGCGTGACCAGCCGTTTTTCGAGGGGCTCGGCCAGCAGGCGAAGACTCATGAGCTGACTGCGTTCATCGTCGGCCCCGATTGCCTGGAGCAGCGCGACAAGCTGCTCAAGGCCTTGGAGCAGGGCAGCGGTGAACTGGTGCATCCGTGGCTGGGGCGCCTGCAGGTCAAGGTCGGCGAGTGCGACATGACCCAGACCCGTCAGGACGGCGGGCTGGTGACGTTCGCCCTGAAGTTTTACCCCGACCAGCCGCTGCAATTCCCTTCGGCCACGATCAATAGCCAGAAACTGCTGCTGGTTTCGGCCGACAGCTTCCTCGGTTCGGCGGTGCGGCGCTTCGAAGACGCCATGACCTTGATCAAGGCCGCACGGATCGGCATCGCTGACCTGCGCAACAGCCTCAAGGAAATCTACGGCGTGATCGAGCAGGAGCTCAAGCCGTTGATCGAGACCTATCGGCAACTCAGCGATCTGGTCAAGGCGGTGAAAACGTTGCCTAAGGAGGTGGTGGCCGAGTTCAAAGGGTTGCTGGGCGATATTCGGGAACTGAAGGACTTTGCCCGTGACGGCTATCGCGGCGTGATCGCCAGCGTGTCGCAACAGGTGGAGGCCATTCGCAAGGCCGACGCGCCCAAACTCACGACGGGCAAGGACACCACGGCGGCGGCCCAGGCCGTGGCCGACCTGGTGCAGGACACGCTGCTGGTGCAAGCCGCGCAATGGATTGCGGCGATGCCGGTAGCAGCGCCTGCGGTCAAGTTGGGCGCCACGCCGTCGGTGGCGCAACAGGCCGTGCAACCGGTCCGGCGCCGGGACGTGCCGGTGGCCGACGATGTGCTGGCCCTGCGCGATGGCCTTAACGATGCGATCTGGCAGGCCTCCCTCAAGGCTGATCCGGAGCACTACCAGGCGATGAACAACCTGCGCCAGCAAATGGCCGCGCACCTGACGGCGGTGGCGTCTTCAGGCGTCAGGCTGATCAACCTGTCGTTCAAGCAAAGCCTGCCGGCGCTGGTAGTGGCGTATCAGCAATTCGCCGATGCCACCCGGGTGACGGAAGTGACCCAGCGTAACGGCGTCGCCCATCCTGGTTTCCTGCCGCCCAATGACCTGAAAGTCTCGGGGGAGTAAGCCATGAACGAGCTCGACAACGCTGTCTCGCTTACCGTCGGCGGATTGGATTACGGCGGCTGGAAAAGCGTGGAAATCAGTGCGGACCTGGAGCGCCAGTTCCGCACCTTCAAACTCGATATCACCTGGCAATGGCCGGGGCAGACCCAAGCGGTGCCGATCCGTCCGGGCGATGAATGCCAGGTGCGCATTGGTGCCGACCTAGTCCTCAGCGGTTATGTGTTCAAGGCACCGGTCAGCTATGACGGCCGGCAGATCAGCCTGAGCATTGAAGGCGGTTCCAAAACCCAGGACCTGGTGGACTGCGCGGCGATCAACCGTCCGACTCAATGGCGCGGGCAAACGCTGCTGAGCATCGTCCAGGCCCTGGCATCGCAATACGGCGTGGGGGTTGTCAGCGAGATCCCTGAAACCGCGCGGTTGAGCGAACACAGCATCGTGCCGGGGGAAACGGTCTTCCAATCCATCGACCGTTTACTGACGTTGTTCCGAGTGTTTTCCACCGATGACGCGCAAGGGCGTGTGTTGCTGGCCAAACCCGGCAGCGGTGGGCGGGCCAATGATGTATTGGAACTGGGCAAGAACATTCTGTCGGGCAACGCACCGATGGACTATAGCCAGGTGTTCTCCGAATACCGGGTCATCGGCCAGCACAAGGGCAATGATCAGCAGAGCGGGGCGGCGGTAAGTGAAGTCTCTGGCACCGCCACCGATCTAGGCTTCAAGCGCAAGCGGGTGACGGTGATCAGCGAGAGCGCGCAATTGACCTTCGAACTGGCCCAGCAACGGGCCGATTGGGAAAGCGCCATCCGCAGCGGCAAGGCCCTGACCACCACCTACCGCGTGCAAGGCTGGCGCCAGGCCAATGGTGACTTGTGGCGGCACAACACCTTGGTACGGGTGATCGACCCGGTGCTGGGATTCGACGGTGACATGTTGATTTCCAAAGTGACGTATTCGCTGTCGGCCCAAGGCTCCGTCACCACCCTGCAAGTCGCACCGCCGCATACCTTCGACGCCAACCCGGTGCCGCCCAAATCCTGAGCCCAATGCAAAACTCCTTGTGGGAGCGGGCTTGCTCGCGAAAGCGGTGGGCCAGCTTGCATCGATATTGGCTGTCCCGACGCCTTCGCGAGCAAGCCCGCTCCCACAGTACTTCGAGACCGCCTCCAAAGTGTCCGCCCACTACAGATCCCTTGCTCGCGATGGCGGCAGTTTAGCCGATGGAGACGTTGATCCGAACACCGCGTTCAAGTCCCCGATTCTCAAGGAAACCTCAATGAGCCTACTGACCCGCCTCCTGGCGCGCGGCACTGTCGTGCTCGCCAATTCGGCCACCAAGTTGCAGTCGCTGCAAATGCGCCTCACCGCCGGCGAAGTGAACGACGACATGGAGCACTTCGAACCCTACGGCTTCACCAGCAACCCGCTGGCCGGTGCCGAGGGCATTGCCACGTTCCTGGGGGGCGATCGTTCCCATGCCGTGGTCCTGGTGGTCGCCGATCGCCGCTTCCGTCTCCAGGCCCTGGCCCCCGGCGAAGTGGCGCTCTACACCGACGAAGGCGACAAGCTCCACTTCAAGCGCGGTCGTGTCATCGACATCGAGACTGCAACCCTGAACATCCGCGCCAGTAGCGCGGTGAACATCGACAGCCCGGTCATCAACCACACCGGCAAGATCGTCTCCCAAGGCGACCAGATCGCCGGCGGCATCAGCCAGATCAAACATGTGCATGTCGGCGTACAGGCCGGCAACGGCCAGACCGGCGCGCCGGCGGGAGGTCAATGATGTTCATCAGCCAGAACCTGCACGCCGCGCTGACCCGTTCGGTGCTGATCAGCCTGTTCACTTGGCGCCGCGCCGCCGATGACGATGCCGTCGACGATGACGAACGTTTCGGCTGGTGGGGCGACACCTTTCCCACCGTTGCCGACGACCGCATCGGCTCGCGGCTGTGGCTGTTGCGCCGGGTCAAGCTGACCCGCCAGACCCAGCTCGACGCCGAATTCTATGCCCGCGAGGCCTTGCAATGGCTGATCGATGACGGCCACTGCAGTGCCATCGACATCATCAGCGAACGCCTCGACGCCCAGCGCCTGAACCTGCGCACGGTCCTGACCCTGGCCGACGGCGAGCGCCTGGACATCAACCCCGATAACAGTTGGCAGGTGACCTATGCCGTTTGAAACCCCTTCGCTGCCGGTGCTGATCAAACGCGCCCAAAGCGACCTGGCCAGCGATTCGCTGCGCCAGTCCGATGCCCAAGTGTTGGCCCGCACCCTTGGCGGCGCCGCCTACGGCCTGTATGGCTACCTGGACTGGATCGCCGAGCAGATCCTGCCGGACAAGGCCGATGAGTCCACCCTGGAACGCATCGCCGCCCTGCGCCTGAACCAGGCGCGCAAAGCGGCCCAAGTAGCCAGCGGCAATGTCAGCTTCAGCGCTGCGGCAGGTGCCGTGCTGGATGTCGATACGCTGCTGCAATCCACCGATGGCCGCATTTATAAAGTGACCACCGCCCGCACCACCAGCAATGGCCTGAACACCGCCACCGTCGCGGCGCTGGAAGCCGGTAGCCTGGGCAATGCCGATGCCGGCCTGGTGCTGACACCGGTGCAGCCGCTTCTGGGCATCGACAATCGCTTCACCGTGCTGGCGCCGGGGCTAACCGGCGGTGTTGCCCGGGAAAGCCTTGAGTCCCTGCGCGCCAGGGTGATCCGTTCCTATCGCGTGATTCCCCACGGCGGTTCGGCCCAGGACTATGAAACCTGGGCCCTGGAGTGCCCCGGCATCACCCGTGCGTGGTGCCGGGGCAGCTACCTGGGGCCAGGCACCGTCGGCCTGTTCGTGATGCGGGACGACGATCCGCAACCGATCCCCAACGCCGAGCAATTGGAAGACGTGCGGGCCTACATCGAGCCCTTGCGCCCGGTGACCGCTGAGCTGCACGTGCTGGCGCCGACGCAGGTACCGGTGAACTACAGGCTGCGCATCACGCCGGACACCAGCGCCGTGCGGGCCGCCATCGAGGCCCAACTGCGCGACTTGCATAACCGTGAAGCCGGCCTCGGCGAAACGCTGTTGCTCAGTCATATCGCTGAAGCCATCAGCAGCGCCACCGGCGAAACCGACCACAAACTCAGCGCGCCAGTCGCCGATGTCGTCGCCGCCAGCAATCAGTTGCTGACGTTCGGAGGCTGCACATGGCTGGAATAAGAACCGCCGAACAGTACCAGGCCCAACTGCGCAGCCTGCTGCCCAGCGGCCCGGCATGGGATCCGGAGCACGTACCGGAGCTGGACGACGTGCTGCAAGGCATCGCCCAGGAATTGGCCCGCCTCGACGCCCGTGCCGCCGACCTGCTCAACGAGATGGATCCGGCGGGCGTGAGTGAGCTGGTGCCGGACTGGGAGCGGGTGATGAACCTGCCGGATCCGTGCCTCGGGGCCACGCCGTTGTATGACGATCGCCGTCTGGCGGTGCGCCGACGGTTGTTGGCGGTGGGCAGCCAAGCCATTGCCTACTACGTGGAAATCGCCAAGAGCCAGGGTTACCCCAACGCCACCATCACTGAACTGAAGGCGCCGCGCATGGGCCGCGCCCGGTTCGGCGAAGCGCATTTTGGCACCTGGCAGGCGCAGTTCATGTGGACCCTCAATACCGGTGGCCGGCTGCTGCTGGGGCGGCGTTTTGGTGCGAGCTATTGGGGCGAGCGTTTTGGCGTTAATCCGGGCTCGGCCCTGGAGTGCCTGATTCATCGCAGTGCACCGGCGCATACCAAGGTTCACATCAATTATGACTAAGGAATAGAAGATGGATTATCCGAAGAGTGTGCCCAGCGCCGGGCTGGTGAATGGGAAGTTCGTGGATGAAAACCCGCTGACCGGGACGCCGGGGTCGTTGATTCCGGCGGATTGGGGAAATGGGGTGACGGAGGAAATTCTGAACGTCATCAAGGCGGGTGAGCTGACGCCGGACGAGCAGAAATATGATCAGTTGCTGCAAGCAATTCGCAGTGTGTCGGCCAGGGGATGGACGCTTGATTCTGCTTTGCCGATAAGTTCGCTGCCCATGCCGACCGTGGCCAGTACTGACGGACGTCTGGTGGTGACTCCCTCTGCGGTTTCAACCAGCGGCGGACGCGTTTCGATTCCCGCGGGCGTATTGATTGGCCTGGGACAGGAAGTGGTGCCGGGACAGCTGGGCAGAGTGCGTACCTTTACCACTCAGGCATGGAGCAGCGGCGATCTATTGCCGACCTCTAGCTACTTCTTGCGAGCGCAGGTGAGCGGTGGAACGCTGACCTTCTACACGCAGCGCGGAGCCCCTCATGACTCGGCCCCCGAGGGGCTGAAGGGTATCGCCAATGGCGCTGCGGGCGGGGGCTTTCAGTCGACCCCGCTAGACATTTGCATTGCCTGGATAGTGACAGCTGGACCCGGATCGGTACCTGTCGTCAGGCTGATCTACAACCGTGCCCGGTTACTGTGGACACAGACCGTCAATGGCAGCGGCGTGGTTTCACTACCGCTTGATCCTCACGCCCGGGCGGCACGTTTGATAGTGGGTAATCCGACGCCACACCCCACTGGCCTTACAAGTGTTGGTTTTGCTCCGGGCGGATGGCTCGGTGGTAACTACTGCTCGTTGAATCCCACGGTGGGGACATCCAGTAATTGGGATGGTTGGTCCTCCGCCGGTGCGCCGGCCTTGATTTTTTCCAGCAATGTCGTTGGCGATACTACCGTTTCGACTTTGACGGCCAGTTTTGATCACTCCGAACTACGTTCGCTGTGGCAGGTATACCAAGCCGAACATACCCTTGGGGCCGCAAATGCTGCTAGTGACGAGTTGCTATTCAGCATGGGCATCAAGACCTTTGCGCAATCGGACTATTCCAACGGCATTGCAATCAACTTTTCCGCTGCTGTTAACGTTAATTTTTCCTGGGAGTTGATTCGATGAACGTCATTCAAGAATTGCATCAGTTCGAGGAAGGGCTGCGTCCCGCGCGGCCTTCTCCAGCCCATGACTGGAACGGTGACAGTTGGGTGCTGGATGTTGAGAAAGCGGGTGTGCTTATACAACAGGAAGGCGAACGCCTGTGCGACAAGATCGATTCCGCTGCCGACAGCGCCCGTCGCGCGTTGGCCGGTGATCCCCTACGCGCCCTGGAATATCAACAAGCGGCCCTTGAAGCGCAGGCCTTCAAGGATCAGGGCTACCCGAAAAAAACCGTTCCGTTGTCGGTTTCTGCCTGGGTCGTAAAAGGGCGCACAGCCAGGCAGGCGGCGGATCAGATTCTCGCCAAGGCCGCTGAATTTGAAGCGAACCTGCTGGCGCTTCGCGAACTGCGCCTCAAGGCCAAGGCACAGATTCGCGCACACATGGCCAAAGGCAAGGCGGATCTTGCCAGCCAAGTGGCTGATGAGGTGCTTGCGACTATCCGAGCGCTACCTCTTCGCGCTTGAACCCATCCATAGAGAGCAATAAAACATGGATTATCCAAAAAGTGTTCCCAGCGTCGGGCTGGTGAACGGTCGGTTCGTGGATGAAAACCCCGTCGAAGGCTCGCCGGGATCCCTGATCCCCGCCGTGTGGGGCAACAGCGTCACACAGGAAATCCTGGGGGTGATTTCTGGCGCCGATATGGCGCCATCCGAAGCAGACACCCAGCAGCTTTTTAAAGCCGTTCAGAAGATCATCGGTACGACCACCCCTACGCGTTCGGTGATTACACGTCTGGCCCTGTCGAAGGCGCTGACGGCAAGTGAGCTGGGTCTCGTATTGATTGACGCCAATGCTGGCGCCACTACCATCGGGTTGCCCTCGTCCAACGTCGGGCTGGGTGTTCGAGATGTCATCATTCGTCGCCTGGACAACAGCGGTAATCGTCTCGTGGTTCAGGCCGCCGGCGCGGACCGAGTCAAGTTCCACACCCACCTTTCGGCTGTCGGTTATCCATTTATCGTATTGATGGGCAGTGGAGACTGGTGGCATTTGCGCAGTGACGGTGCCGGGAACTGGTGGCCCATGGGGCGCTTTGACAACACTCCCTTGGGACGCCCGTTTTTTGAAACGACTATCCAACTGAGCCCGGGAGGTTACGGAGCGCTAAATGGCACAGTCATGAAGCGTGCTGAATGGCCATGGCTCTGGGATCACGCCCAACAGTCCGGAATGCTCGGCACCGAAGCCACTCGGGAGGGGAACGAAGGTAAATGGAGCTCCGGTGACGGGGCACTTACTTTCCGTGCGCCGGAAGGACGGGGTGAGTTTCTGCGAATTCTGGACGAAGGGCGTTCTGTGGACACGGGACGGGCGATGGGGACCTTTCAACCCGGCACTGTCCACTCTCATGCGCTAGGGGCGCAAGGGGCTGGTGCGGTTGGATCAAGATGGTCCGATAGTCTTACCGGTTTCGGTGCCAATACCCGCGAGGAAATCAAAATCATCGGAGATTTGGTAAACGGCGGCCCGACTTTCCCTGCTGGGACCTCCTACCAGATGGATCCGGCCAATACGCTGCTCTACTCGTTCAAGTCTCGCCCGCGTAACGTCGCCTATCCTGCGCGTATGAAACTAATCTGAGGTGTCTGTGTTTTATTATCTATTCGATAAGTCCGGCGCATTGTCCGGGCCCGTGGAGTTTTCCGTAACGCCGGGTATTGGCGTTCAGATTCCCAGCAATGCTGTTGAAATTTCCTTTGAGCTCCCCCCGCCTGAAAGCGGCCGTACGTGGGCGCTGGTGAATAATGTTCCTCGAGAGGTGATTGATCATCGCGGTCTGGTTTATCGCATAGAAGATGGAGGCCAGCAGGTCTGGAGCGAACTTGGAGAGTTGCCGGCTGCGTTCACAAGGGAGCCCTGGCCGGGTAATTACCACATTTGGGCAAACCAGTCCTGGCAGTTTGATGTTGAGTCACAGCTGAACGACGTCAAGACTCGGGTCCTGGCCGAACGGGATGCTCTTCTTCGCGACGCAGTTCTGCGTATCGCTCCCCTGCAATACGCCGAGGACATCGGCGATGCGAGCGATCAGGAGCAACTGGCGCTGATGGAATGGAAGCTTTACAGCGTCGAATTGAACCGCATCCAGCATCAAACCGGTTTCCCAACCGACATCACCTGGCCGGTCGTGCCTGAGTCCGCTGTTTAAACCCAATACAGGTTGGACGGCTAAAAAACGCTCATTTTTCCCAGGCGCTGTTGGTGCGAGTCAACAGGCGAGGCCTTCTATTGCCGTTTTCGACCGTTTGAAATTTAAAGGAGAGGAACTTGGATTATCCCAAAAGTGTGCCCAGTGCGGGCCTGGAGAATGGTCGGTTCGTGGATGAGGATCCACTGGCAGGTACGCCGGGATCATTGATCCCCGCCAGTTGGGGGAATGGCGTCACGCAAGAGGTGCTTAATGTCATTCAAGCCGCCGGGTTGACACCGTCGGAACAACTGAACAATCAGTTATTGACAGCATTGCGAGGCAGCGGGTTATTCACCACCGCTCCACAGTTCGACAACGACAGATCCGTGGCGACTACGGAGTTCGTGAGACGCAGCGGGCTCCAGTATTCCGGCTTTACTGCATACGCGACCAATACCGCGTTGACAGTGGCTCACATCGGCGGGGTCGTCAGTTTCGCTAGTGCGACACCGATCAGCGCCACGTTGCCCGATACAGCCGGAGTCATGCATGGGGCGACGCTCAACCTTATCAATGTGGGAACCGGCGTGGTGACCGTTTCGACGGCCTCGGCTGTCGATACGATAGGTTCGTCAAGTGCGGCATTGGGACCGATCGATCTGGGGCGGGGTGAAACAGCGGAGTTCATCAAACTGGACAACCAATGGCGGTTGATCGGCGGCACCATTCTGCTGAAGTACACCTCGTTGTTTTCTGGCCAGCTCGGTAATCCGGGTTACCAGAAATATGCCAGTGGAAACATCGACCAGTGGGGCTTCGGTACGACCGATGCCAATGGCGAGGTCTTCGTCACTTTTCCCATTTCCTTTCCCAACGCCTTCGTCTCGGCAGTGGCGACTCACGCGGGCGGCGACTCAGCCATCGTGATTGTGGTGGGCGGGACAGCCACACGGCAAGGCGTACGTCTGAAAGTCCGAAACTATGTAGGGCAAGTAGCGGCTGGATGGGGTGTCACTTATTTCGCGAAGGGTTATTGAATGAACGAATTGAGCGTGTTGTTCAGTCCAAGTACCTGCGGAGCTTATGTTCCGGGTATCAATACTTCAGACATTCCCGAAGATGTCATAGAAATCCCGCGGGCTTATTGGCTCTCGCTGCTTCAACAACTGGCCGTTTCGCCCAAGAGAATCTCAGTCAACCCAGACAACGGTTACCCTATTCTCATAGATCCGCCTCCTCTGACGGCGGCCCAGGCTACTGCGAACGAATATGCCTGGCGCAACGGCCAGCTTACGGCCACCGACCGCCTGGTAGCCCGGGATCGCGACGAAATGGACGATGGCGGCGGTACAACCCTGGACCAAACGCAATACACAGCGCTCCAGGCTTACCGTCGCGCTCTCAGGGATTGGCCGCAGGATGAGTTTTTCCCGGCCATTGAACATCGCCCGGTTGCGCCGCCCTGGCTGGCTGGGCAACTTTAATAATCTGTTTTCTATGGTCTGAGCATGGACGTTACCCAACAGCAACTCATCAAAATCATGCCTAACGCCCGCAGCCAAGCGGGCGTTTTTGTTTCCGCGCTTAACAGCGCCATGCCCCGTCACCGTATCGAAACGCCTAAACGCATCGCCGCGTTTCTGGCGCAGGTCGGCCATGAATCGGGGCAATTGCGCTATGTGCGCGAACTCGGCGGTGATCAATACCTCAGCCAGTACGACACGGGACCGTTGGCCGTGCGCCTGGGCAATACGCCCCAGGCCGACGGAGACGGTCAGAAGTACCGAGGCCGAGGGTTGATTCAGATAACCGGGCACGACAACTACCTTCGTTGCAGCCTGGGTTTGTTTGGCGACGAACGCCTGTTGGCTTTGCCGGAGCTACTGGAACAACCGCAATGGGCCGCTGAATCCGCGGCGTGGTTCTGGGAGCAGAACGGCTTGAACGAACTGGCCGACCGCGATCAATTCAATACCATCACCCGCCGCATCAACGGCGGTTTGAACGGCTTGGAGGAGCGCCTGCAACTCTGGGCGCGGGCGAGGGCAGTGTTATGCCAGTCTTCGGCCTGATGCCTTTTTCTGCTCGCACCCTTGGCATTGTCGTTTTGCTGGCAGTGTTGGCGGGTGGTCCGGCAATGCTCGCGTGGCGCCTCCAGGATTGGCGTTATGGCCAACAATTGGCGCAACTGGCACAAGCCCAGACTGCGACGTTGAGTCAGATAAGCCAGGCGGCCGCGATGCAGCAAAAGGCCGAGCAGGACAAACGCCTCGCCCTTGAACAACAACTCTCCACCAGCGAACAAACCCATTACCGAGCCCTGAGCGATGCCCAACGTGACCAGGATCGCCTGCGCGATCGCCTTGCTACTGCCGATGTCCGGCTGTCAGTCCTCCTCGACGCCGGCGATGTTGCCGCCGGTTGTGCAGTGCCTGCCGCCACCGGCGCCGGCGGCCTGGATCATGGCGCCCCACGCGCCCGACTTGACCCGGCGCATGCTCAACGAATTATCGCCATCACCGCCGCCGGTGATCGCGCACTGATTGCCTTGCAGGCCTGTCAGGCCTATATCAGAGCGCTGGGTCGGTAATCCGGCGAGCCTTGCAAGCGTCGACTGCTCGTGTACGGTAGGCCTCAATCGCGTGGAATCAGGAGAGCACC